GTAAACCCCAGGATACGTAACAGTCATTCTAGACCCACTAACTAGATACACGCTGTCCACAATATCAGCAACATCAAACGTTATCGCATATGCTGCGGTTGTACTAACAGCTACTTGATCAGAATCGCTTGACCACGCACCAAACGGGTTAGTTAAAAACCGCCCCCCATCAGGCCCAAACAATGAAAGTAAGTTGTTATTGAGCCTGTTAAAGTACAAGCGCAAGACGTTATTAAACTGCTCTTGATAGCGTGAGTCGTACTGCCCCGGTGCCAGCGGCAAGTTAGGTGCAGCAGGATGTTGAATAAAACTCACTCTTTCCCCCAATACAAACACTCAAGATTTTTACGATCCGCCGCAGCTTCTGCGACTGAATTACGAACAGGAGCGTAGTATCTTTTTTTATTTGCAGTTATTGAAGCCATCCATTTATCAGCATATACGTTAATAACTCCAATTACACCAGCTTTATTAGTCTTTGGTATCCGAATATTACGCGCTTGAATAGTTGGCAGTACCCAACGACAGTTATCTGGTTGGTAGTTACCATAAGGATTAATTCGATCTAAAGTTTGGGCACCTTCAGGTTCCCCCATATCTGCGGCAAAATTAGAATATTTTAACCATCTAGAACACACAGTAATTCCTAGACCCCCCCATCGAGGGTAATCTTTATCCGTAGGTACAGTACAACGACGGATCATAGACCGCCAAGTGTTGTAGGAAGATTTACCATACCCCCCATGTTTAGTAATACGTTCTTTTAAATAGCATCCACAAGAGGTGGTGTTTTTAGTAACTAAACTGCCTGAAGGCACTAAAACTTCTTTACCACAAGAACAAACACATCGCCAAAGCACTTTTTTGTTGTGGTCTGTGCCTGCTCTAGACAGCACTTGTAAACGCCCAAAAATTTGCCCTACGCGATTAACAAAACGCCCCATAGCAACCTCCAAAATAATGAAGGTTTTATTGTACATGCTGTTTTGTTTATTGTACATCTATCTACGTCCATCAGGACGAATGTCAATACGGGGTGCGCCAAGCTGCCAAGTTGTACCAAGCCCGTCCGATGAAATCTTCATAATCATTTGCCGCCCACGGATGCGGGTGTAGACAATATTGGTGAACTGTTCAATCGTGATCGTGGATGTACGAGCAACTGCTTTAGCTGCTTCGGTGTTAAACCCAGACCCTGATCCGTTCATGCCGTACATGGTCATCGTAACTTGTGGGGTACCTGCGGTTGATCCTTGGAATGTCAGATCCGGCACCATACGCCAGATAAACCCAAACTTCTCGCCATCGTCGATGTCAAATTCAGCCGACTCGATATAAGCCTCAATAGGCAACGTCGTACCGGTTTCGTTGTCATCAATTCCTTGCTCATGGTTGACAAGGTTGTAGCTGTACGTAGCCGCAACAGGGTAATCTCTTAACCCAGAATCAATCCAAGCCGTACGCGCTAATGAGCCGTAATACCAAATATCTTCGGCGTAGTTGTAAACAACATAAGAATCAACTGCCGTAGCGTCAGCCGAACAGTAAAACCACCAAACTTCATTAAAACCTTCGTTAGTTCCAGCAAAAATTTGTTGGTTTTGATTAAAGTTAATGTTACTAAATACATGCCGACGAAGATCACAACGAAGTGTTTGCACTCGACCGTCGTAGCGATAGAATTTATCTACGCCCATCCAAAACACAATACCAGAAGCAATTGCCGCAGCATTTTGCCCTGCAATTGATATATTGTCCCCAAGCAATTGGGAAGTCCAAACAAGGGGCGCACCAACATACTGAAGCGAATAAAGCGAAGAATCAGTCCACACCACAACTTCTTGGCGAGCCTGTAAAGCAGTGACGATTTCCGAGCCGTGGGACAACCGTACAAACCCTGCTTGATTTAACGAAGACGGCACCCAATCAACAACCGATTCTTGGTTTGACCACCGAATAAGCATAGGGTCAAGCGTTGTGCCGCCGTACTCTGTTGTACCAAATACCAGCACAAATCTAGAAGTGTCCGATACAAGAATATAGTTTTGCAAAGTGGGAACATCAACAAGCTCAGAAATACTTTGAGTGCCCGACTGTGACCCTGATGTATTTATTAACGCCCCAGCTACCGTAGCTGAAAGATTAGCCGTAGCACCATCGACATTACGTAAATAGTACGTCGTACCCGCAGTAAGCCCAGTAGGTAGTGCGCCCGTTGTGGCAAGTTTAATTGCCGTGCCTTCTGCCAAAATATTTGACAGCGTGATAACACAGGGTGTTGCAATGGTTAGGGTTACAGTACCCCCTAGCGTATTGACATTAACGCCTCGTCCAACAGGATTAGTAGCAAGATTCCCTGCATCCCAGTAATACAGCCCACCACCACGAGGTCCAAAAATTAAATCCTCGCCCCAATTACTGGCAGACCATAAGCGCAAAGAGTCGGTTGCCCCGCTACCAAAACCCCAAGTTCCAAGCCCCCAACCTCCACCACCCCAACCCGTTAGCGGTAATTGATACGCAGGGCCAGTGTTGACTTGATATGCCGCAACAACTGAAGCTCCACCACCGGGGGAAGCAGCTATAGCTGTAGCATTAGGCGTAACAGAAATAGTGATGGTGTAGGTGTTAGCGTCAACACGAGTAATTTGAAACTCTTGATTAAGCACCGACGCGGTAACGTTTGTACCAACTCCACCAATATCCACAGCGCCACTAAATGTAACAAAATCGCCTGTTATGGCTCCGTGTGCTGTGTCAGTAACTGTTACCGTAGTAGATGCAGTAAGTGCAAACGGATTGTTATTAATGGTTGAAGTTGCGCGAATTGGCGTGATGTCGTTGTAGTACCCCCCACGCTCCACATAATATTTGAGGTTGGTCCCAACCCCCATAAGGTTTTCAAACCCTAGCGTGACCCAGTTCCATAAAGAACGACATACGCCTTGGAAAGTATAGGGGGATATACGTGACCATCCGCCAATCTTTTCAGGGGTGCCTTGGCGAAACCGCACTTTGTCAGATACATACCAACCGTTCTCGTTGGTATACCGAGTGTTTTCTTTATTAACCCCCGGCTTTAATAATATCTTTTTGAGTGGCATCGCTCACCTCATCAATGCAGCTTCAGCCGCACGTCGGCGTGTAAGGCCGGGGAGGACTCTACCGGCAGCTTTATTCCACAATAAGCACTGATCGGCTGCACCATCCCAGTCCCCCGCATCAATACGTTTCTTGAACGTGGAAACCCGATAGTTTCCTAAGCCACAATTGTAAGCCCAGCTTGTCACGGCGGCAATGCGTCTTGGTAAAGCAGTTTGAAGTTTGGGAGACATCTTAAAAAGCCCCCTGACAAAGTATTCAACGTGGTGGTCCAGCGCATCCTCGCACTGCTGCATTGTCCAGACGGTTCCTGGGTTGATGTCCGGCCCTGTGGCTCCCCAACCGATTGTCCAAGGGTGCCCACGGGTTCCGGGGTCGGGATAAGCCGTTACACGTCCGTCAGGCAAACGCTTTGCCAAGCCTTCAAAAGGCTTGATCAGTACATCCTTGCAAAGCTTCTTAGCCTCATTCACGATTTCTGATATTTCTCTACGCTGCGCCCAACGAACCAAAACGTGATACACATTGTAAATACACCAAAATCATCCTCATCCCAGCACTTGCTCACGACCTCGGTCCAATCTGCACCCGTTTTAAACGCGATAACAAGCGCAGCCGCCTTGACTGCCGCATACATAAAGAACAAAGCCCAAGTAATCCCCGGACGAACCAACGCCGAGATAGCAGCCACAAACCAACCCGCTGCCTTAGCCGTTTCAGCTTGCTCTTGAAACGCAGCTTTGATGGTATCCATCTGCTGGATAGAGTAGTCAACATACTTCTCCTCCATCTTGAACTCGCCCCGCATCTTCTCCAGATCGGTCTGTAGTTGGAACATGCTGAGTTCATGCTGGCGTTCGTTCTTTTTGTCCAAGAACTTCAGGACTTCAGGAGCAAGCCGAAAGATGCCACCAAAGATGGAGCCTAAAAGACCGCCGCTAAGTAGCTCAAACATAATTACCCCTTAGCAGTTACGATGTCGGCACCCTTCTTGACTGTTACCTTGCTGCCTTCAACATCAACCTGCATAGGTGGCTCGGCACGATCAAGCTTGTCCAACCGAGTGATGAGATCCTTGATGACTTCAAACTCAGGCTTCTCCTGCTTGGGCGCAGTACCTGCAATCCCATTCAGCATTTGAATAAGTGCAGTAAGTGAAGCACCAAGAAGACCCATAACAGCAGCAATTTTTTCGCCTTCAAGGAAAAGAGATGCACCGACACCCACGATCACGATCAGGAAGATATAAAGCAGCCCATCTTCGCCAATGGCTTTGCCTGCTACTTCTTTGGCCGAGTCTTGTGCTTTAAGCTCTTCAAGCCGAATCTTAGCCTGCGCTTTGAGTACGGCTAGCTCGTGGGTTTTGTCGTCCATCTACTCTTCCGCTTTTACTTCAGGGGCTACTTGAAGTTGTGGCGCTACTTGCTCTTGAATGGCTTGTACGATCTGAAACACTTCACCATAAGGCCGTGTGCCTAGATACCCGATGATGTTGTTCATCAGGGAAAGTTTTACGGTTACGTCCTGGTCGTTCATGGTTTTCCTTTAGGCTTGATAAGCTTTACCCGCAGCAATAGCTGCGTTTGTTGCCGTGAGATCACGATCATCGAACCATCCCTTTGCAATCATAAGCTCAAGATGCTCCACGTTGCGCTTGATGCAGTCTTGACGCTCTTGCGCTGGTTCGTTTTGCATCCGAGTACCGGCAACAATAGCGTTGATGAGATCCACCGAGTCACCCATTGCTGAGAAATGGCGGTCAAGTTCTGCTTGGCTGGGTACTTCTTGAATAACTTCAGACATGATTAAGCTCCGATTTGATTTTGCTGCGCTGCTTCATAGGCTGCTACAACCTCTGGTGTCCACGCTGCTTGAGCAATCGCTACCACCTTCTCTGGCTGGCCTGTGAGGTCTTGCCCCGGCGTTAGGGATGAGCGGTGGTAGGTCTTAGTAAGTTCAACACCATCTTCAATGATCCTGGTGGCTTCTCGGTAAAGAACAATGCCGTTCTCAACAACAGTAATTTGGTCTACTACAGTTTGTTTGGTAATCATTTAAGTTCCTTTCGTTGGTCCGATCACACTAGTCCGGTGTGCTTAAACGTAGTATGTTAATGATGCACTTATACCCTGTGACGATGCTATTGCGGTGCTAAAATAAAATGTTGTAGAGGAACTAGACGGACCTTGTACAAAACCCCCAGCAGTTGTAGTTCCGTTAACAGCAACCCCAGGAGGACCGCCTGACGCGGCAGAACCATCATAGCCGCTGGCAAAAGGCAGTCCGCTTACATTTGTACTGTTTGCTATTGTTGCGTAGGTGGCAACACCGCCTGCTGTTGTTGAAAAAAACCAAACAGTAACTTGACTTCCAATTTTTCTATATCTACCAGAGTAAGCAGGGCTTCCAGTAGTAGTCATATTACTAACACTCGGTGTCCAAGTCCCCTCCTCATAATCATCCAGCGTATTAGCGTCTGAGGATGCAGATTGCGTGGCGGGGAAGGTGATGCCAACACCTGTAGCGGATGTAGAGCCACCTTGCAAAATTAGGGTGCCGGAGCTATTGGCCGTCAACACATCAGCACTTGTAGCCCCGGAGTTGCCTACAGCAAGACGCACCGTACCATCCGGGGAGGATGGTTGATACAAGGTGAAATTATTAGTCGCTGTGCCGGATTGCCCGACTTGGACGTTGTTTGCTTTTACTGTAGACACAGTAGGCTCCTTATGTTGCTTGTGCTGCTTGGTAGGCTGCGATTACTTCAGGTGTCCATGCTGCTTGAGCGATTGATACAACTTTGCTGGGCTGACCCGATAAATCCTGCCCCGGTGTTAAGGATGAACGATGGTATGTTTGTGTCAGTAGGTTGCCATCTTCCATAATGCGAGTGGCTTCACGGTAAAGAACAATGCCGTTCTCAACGACAGTGATTTGGTCTACTACGGTTTCTTTGGTAATCATTTAAGTTCCTTTGTTGGTCCGTCTGCATCAGTCCAATGCAGATAATTAAACTTTATAAGTTACGCTAAATTGAATTCGTGCAGAATTTCCTAAAACAGCTTGATTGATGTTATTAGTTCCTGATAATGATGTTTGTGTATGAAAGACTAGATTAGTTGTTCCAGGTTCTACTGCGGTAGTCATTGAATACACAGATTGCGCCAAATTAGCAAAATAACCGGTACTTCCTGGCTGTACATAAGACCCGTTGCTAGTAAAAGGTAGTCCATATACTCGTGTTGTGGAACCAGTACCAATTAAATTTATTGTTATTTCACCCCACACAACTACAGTATTACCTATTTTTGTGTATGAAGCAGTTTGTGTTGTGTATGTTGCAGTTCCACCAACATTTGGTGTCCAAGTCCCTTCCTCATAATCATCCAGCGTATTAGCGTCTGAGGATGCAGATTGCGTGGCGGGGAAGGTGATGCCGTTGGATACTTGTATAACCCCTCCAGAAGCATTGTTGGTGGTTGTACCAACTAGCAAGTTACCACCGGAGGTGATACGCATCCGCTCGGAGCCACCCGTTGATAAAGCAACCGTATCAGCAGCAGGATAAAACAGGCCCGTGTTTGCGTCAGTGCCTTGGAACGCTGGTGTTGATGCTGAACCGTCAGGACCAGCTATGCCGGTCGTACCATTGATAGTTACGGGCATGATTAGTTTCCTTTGAGGGTTGCGATTTCAGCCTCGGCTGCTTGGAGGCGAGTGTTGAGTTCTTTGATGGCGTTGACCATGTGCCAAAACACATTGTCGGAGTCTACCGATAACACACCGGTGGATTCTTCCTTGACGCAATCAGGGCAGACTTCTTGAAGTTCCTGAGCAATAACGCCGAGTTGGATACCGGTCTTTTGAATTGCGTCTTGCGGCTTGAGTTCAGCATCAACTTCTTCCGGCAAACGGTACTCAAAGTTGCGAACACGAATCTGGCTAATCTTGTCTAAGCCTTCGTTGTTATCAACGATGTTCTTCTTCAGACGCCGGTCAGAAGTCGTAGACCAAGACGATGAGTTGTTACCTTGGTAGACACCACCACCGCCTGGGCTAATAAACCCGGTGGTTGATCCTTTTCCGGTAAGAGCGCTACCGCCCGCTGAACCGATTACAAGTTCATTTGAGTTGGTTGCTGCACTACCCCTAGTGTTATAACCTAAGAAAACATTATCATCGCCTGTTGTTGTAAGTAATCCCGCGCTTGCACCAATACAAATGTTTCTTGCGCCGGTTGTAATTGCAACGCCTGAATTATTCCCTACGCCTGTGTTTTCAGCGCCAGTAGCCGCGTATATTGATTTATAACCAACGGCGGTGCTGTTATTAGATGTAGTGTTGCTATATCCCGCCTGATAACCAACAGCAGTGTTGTTGGAGGCGGTGGTGTTGGTTAAGAGAGCTTGGAAACCAATAGCAACATTATAATTTGCGGTTGTGCTATCCCTCAAAGCGTCTTTACCAACAACCGTGTTTTGCGCTCCAGTCGTTAAAGTAACCGAAGAGTTAGCCCCAACTGATACGTTGTCAGTTCCACTAGTATTTGCACCAAGTGCGTCACGTCCTACAGCCGTATTTCTTATGCCAGTCGTATTCGCATCTAACGCCTGATAACCAACAGCGGTGTTGTCTGAGCCAGTGCTATTGCTATAGAGGGCTGATGCCCCCACCGCAGTGTTGCTAACCCCCGTCGTACTCGGCGCAGCGTTATATCCAAGCGCAGTCAGATAAGGCGAAGCACCACCCGTTGTCATCGACCCATACACCGGACCCAGTGTGGTAGGCGTGGCGGCAGAAGCTGTCGTTATGATGGTCCCTGCCGCAGCAGGTAAGGTCACGGTGTAAGTGCTATTCGTATTCGGTGCGGCTATAGTGACAATACCTGTCCCAGACGCATCACCCGATAATTTCAGTTGTGACATGTTATTTCCTTAGACAATAGTCCATGTTGATCCAGACGGCACCGTGACCGTGATGCCAGAACCTACCGTAGTAGGGCCGGGAGACATAGCGTTGTAATTATTGGGGATCGTGTAATTCGTCGCTACCGTCGCAGCCCCAACAAATAAACTATTGATCGCTACCATCGCTTGAGCCTGCAACTCGCCGGTGCTTGGCTTGTATAGTAAGTTGGCATTGCCGGTATAAATCGTAGCCGCCGTACCTGACGTAGCTGCTAAAAAGGCGGGATATACGTTGGAAGACGTTGACGTGTCATTACTAATCGTTACCGCTGCGGTTGAAAAGGACAACGTGCCTGAACCATTAGTAACAAGTGCCTGACCGTTCGTGCCGTCAGCCGAGGGGAGTGTCCAAGTGACGTTAGAGGCAACCGTGCCGGGGGATTTAAACGCAACGTAATTAGAAGAGTCTGTGTCGGCTAAACGTAAAGCACCTGCTGCACCAATCTGAACATTCGTGCCATCCCACGTTAAGTTAGCGGACCCACCAAAAACGCCTGCGTTATTGAACTGAATCTGCGTGGTAGAACCACCCGCTGCACCGCCAACTTTCACATAATCTGTACCATTAAAAGCTACTAGTGCTTTTTCACCGGGAACCACGGTTACACCGGTTTGCCCAGACGCTTTAATTATTAAATTATAAGTAGCGTCAGCATTAATAATGACGTAACGCCGATTAGAACTTGGGGCCGTAATGGTTGAGTTTGTTGCTAGGCTTGAAACTTTAATCGCACCATACTGTGCAGAGCTTGCAGCAATATTGGTTGCCGAAGAGTCACCTGTGGAATTTGATAACGATAACGCACCAGCCGTAAAGTCTGAACTTGTTAACGAAGTCATTCCCGCAACAGCAATGTCAATATATTGCGTCAGACCGTTGTTGGTCGTATCGCCCCAAGTACCAGATTCCGTACCCGTGACCGGGAGGGGAAGATTTAAGAGGGTAGTGCGATTAACAGTCATAGCATCACCTTAAGTCGTAATGGGTGTCCAGTTAGCTGTTTGAGAGTCATTGATCTGCGTCCAACCAGCACTTTGTGAATCATTAATATTTTGCCAATTAGCGGTCTGTGAGTCATCAATGAGTTCCCACAAAAGCCCACCTAGGATTGCATCAAGCGCAGTAGCCGCTTCAGACACCGCTACATTATAATTACCATTTACCTCGGTAGTATCAGCTATCGAAGCAGTTTCCGCAACAACACCGCTCAAGTCTACAGTAACCGATACGGCATCTGCACCGAGAGAAGTTTCGTCAACCGAGGCAAAAAGCGTAATCCCACTCAGAATGCTATCTATGCCTGCGGCTGACTCTTGAATATCACTTGAAACAACGTTATTAGCAACAATAGCGTCAACAGCAGAAGCTGTTTCACTTATATCAAAAGGTATAGCCCCGCCCCAAACGCCACTGCCCCAAGGACCAGACCCCCAAGCCGCACCACTTAAAAATTCCGTATCGGTTGTGTCTTGCGCCGTTGATGTTTCTGATATGACATTATCAAAAGAAACACTTACCGAAATAGCATCAACGCCAAGAGCTGCCTCATCGACACTTGCCACAAGCGTATAAGTCGCCGTGATCTGATCTGCGCCTGTTGCCGCCTCAATAACCTGTGCAAGGAATGTCCCTGCTGATTCAACTGCATCTGCGCCGCTAGCCGATTCTGAGATCGTGCTTTGGTAGGCTAAGGATGCGTCAATAGAATCTGTTCCCGTCGCTGTTTCTGCAACATTCGGGTTGACTGTAAGACTTGCGTCAGTTGTATCTGCTCCCGCCGCTGTTTCTGCAATGTCCGTGCTTAAGGTTATGTTTGCAGAGGGTGCGTCAGTACCTGTGGCCGTTTCTTGAGTTTCGGCGTTTAATGTGGCATTTGACGTTATTTGATCCGCACCCGATGCCGTTTCCGCAGCAACAAGATTAAAAATATATTCAGACGTTACAGTCTCAGACGCCGTTGCTGTTTCTTCTGTGGTGGCGTTAAGTGTGGCAAGTGAGCTTATTACATCTGTACCCGTAGCCGTTTCAGCTACTACTGCTAGCGCAGTGAGGGTTGTATCTAGTAAATCGGTGCCGGTCGCTGTTTCATTGACCTGTCCGTCAAAACTAGGTGTTACTGCGCCTGCGGTACTCGCATACGGGGTTTGTGCATAGGCGCTGAAACCGAACACATTTTTACCTTATAGCTGTGCAGTCGTGAGGTTGAAAAATTGATCTGACGTAAACGATTGTAGTGGTTGCTCTGCCTGTGTGTCAGTCGCTAACTCTACCCAACCTTCGTTCAAGAAATACGCCCACTGATAGCCCTCACGATTAGTCCAGTGCATACGACACCCAATTAGTCATTGACTCATCCCATTGATACAGATTGCCGTCGGTAGGGTATGGCACTGGAGGCTCCCATAAACATGTTTGTTCGTTTAGGATCCAGCTAGGAAAAGGTTTTGGGGGAATAAAAGCATCACGCTGTGGATCGTATGTGTAGCCGATGCCTGCGTAGTTTTTTCTGAACGTGCCGTTGTAGCTCGTCTGCTTCCAAGCTAAATACCCGTTTGACCAGTTAATCAGAAAATCAACGCCTCGCTGCTCTTGCTCTACGCCGTTCTCATCAAGCAGCTCGTTGTTATGCACAACGTGCACTTCAAGCACGACATTGTTTTGATCTAGTTTTGCAAAGTGAGCCATCTGCACCCCTAGAATGTGATGGAGCCGTTGCCGGTCCATTGATAAATCCGATACCCGCCAGAGACCGTAATCGTTGGTGAGCCTGTGGTTGAGGTTGCTGCGGCATAGCTGTCTGCGTAACGGATGATGACTACACCGGAGCCGCCTGCGCCGCCGCTATACGACGGCGTTCCACCACTTCCTACTGCCCCCCCTCCACCTCCACCACCAGTGTTTGGCGATCCACCTGTTCCATCGCCTGATTTACTGCCAGCACCACCCCCGCCAGCACCACCAGAACCTGCCGCTGTCTTAGTGCTAATAATCCCACCGCCACCGCCGCCGGCATAAGTTACCGATGAACCCGTTATAGAAGATGCTGAACCAGCGCCGCCATTACCAGCCGTCCCTCCGCTGCCATTACTTCCAACGGCACTTGCACCACCGCCACCGCCAGCTCCGTTATCAGATGAAGCAGCATCACCCCCGTTATTTCCTTGAGATGGGCTAGTGCTTGGTGTATTCCCAGACCCAGGAGATCCTGGAGCCGATCCGCTGGAACCTTCACCGCCCCCCGATCCACCATTGTTTCCTGTTTCCGATGCAGCAGATCCTGTGGCACCAGCACCACCTCCACCGCCACCAGTTGCTGTAATCGTAGAAAAAACAGAGTCGGTTCCATTCCCGCCTTTAGCACCAAAACCAGCGCCAGAGGCAGCGCCAGCAGCACCTACTGTTACCGTAATTGCTACCCCAGCAGAAACAGCAAACCCACTTGCCGTTCTATATCCACCAGCACCACCGCCACCACCAGCCCTTCCACCGCCCCCGCCACCGCCAGCAACAACCAAGTATTCAACGGAGGGAGGCGGGCCAGCCGTACCCGAAATTGCAGCCATCATCGCCGTAAGTGCACCAGCCATATCAGGTCACTCCTGGCCCAGTTACCCACCAAGTGTCGGTCGCAACCTTAAGCAGCGAGGCCATGCCCTTTGTTGCCACGGTGCGATTGCCCGTGGTTCCGTTAGCGAGCTGGAACGTCACGCCTGCGCCAGAGATTGTCAGGTTGCCGCTGTTGTTGTTGACAACTAGGATTGTGGTTCCCGTTGGGAAAGCCACAGATGAATTAGTCGGTACTGTCAGTGTTGCAGTCGAACCACCAGTGAAATAAACGTGATCGCCTGCATCACCTAAAACAAGCGTGTAAGTCGATCCTGATTGGCTATTCTGCGGTGCGTTGATGTAACCCACCGAGCTAATCGCCATCGTGCTGTTTTTCAGCAGCTTGCCCGTCGTCCCGTCGTAAACCGCAAGGACGCTATCTGTTGAGCTAGCAGGGCCAACCACATCACCAGCACCCGCCAAAGCCATAAGGCTCCAGTAAGTTGTGTTCGTGGGTAGATTGCCCGTCGATGCCAGAATACAAATGTAGCTTGAGTTATTATAGCTGACTACATCATTAGCAACGTACGCTGTTGCGCCGTTGTAAGCCCCGCGCCAGATAAATGATGTGCCGTTTGTACCGTTTGTACCGTTGGTTCCTGCAAGAGCTAAAAGTGACCAATAGGTTGTGTTGGTAGGCAGATTGCCGGTCGAGTTAAGTATGCAGATATAAGATGAATTGTTGTACGAAACAACGTCGTTTACTACATATGCAGTGCCAGCACTGTAAGCGCCCTGCCATTTTGCACTTGCAGCATAAGTAAGACTGTTCCAAGCCGTGGAGCCATTACCAATCTTAAATCGCCCTGTGTCCGTTTCAGCACCGATTTCCCCCACCATCAAAGTAGGGTTAGCAGATGTCCACTGAGCAGCAGTGCCATTACGGGTTTGAATTTGAACGGCCATTAGGGTGCTCCTCCGTTGATAGCCTGTGCGCCGCCATAGTTAGTTGAGGGTATGCCGCCATCTAGATTAGGCGAATTAGCCAGCGTTGCTTCCGCAGGAAGTGTTACGAATACGTTTTGGGTTCCAGAGCTAAAATTTATTCTGCTTGTGTTTCCGGCAGAATTTGACAGGACTGTATCCCTTGACAGCGTTGTACCAGAAGATGTGTAAGTTCCAATTCCAACTTCCCAGTTAGAACCAGACTGATCAGCTATCGTGTAATAAGTGCTATTACCATTACCAATGACTGCAAAGTCTTGGAACCCAGTTACCGCCGCGCCTAGGGTTATAGTTGTAGCCGACCCCGGCGCAGATACAGTAACTTGTACACGATCAGCAACTACAAAAGCCATTATGCAGACAAGCTGAACTGATACGTTACTTGAAGAACGTCACCACTAACAACCGAACGATCCCCACCTGTGAAGTCAGAAGCAGAAAACAACGTACCCGTTGTGCCACCTTTGGTGTTATCGCTTGTCAAGAACGCACCACCAATCGTAATTTGAGAAACAGAGTTGATGTTAAACGATGCTTTACTTGCTGTATTAGTAACAACCGAAGGATTAGCCGTTGTCGCCGCCGCAAATGTTGCAGCAGGGCGCGTTGCATTACTGTACGATGTGTCCTCAGTCCATCCGGCGTGAGAAGACATGGTATCGCCTGCGGCGGGTGTATTAGACGCTCCAGCCCCGTAAAGACCAATATACCAAGAAGTGATGCGCGATGTTGCCCCGTCAAGCGACGTGCCAGCCATGTACTGAAGGCCCACGTTGACCACGAGGTTTTTAGATTCCGCTGTCCATTTGAGATTGCCGTCTTTGTCGTAGCACTCAAAGAAATACTTGCCCATCGCACGGGCTGCTTCTCCAGAACCTGGGCGAGCAATTAATCCGCTAGATACAGCATCATTTGTCTTTGCGTGTTCCATTATGAAATCCTCAATATAGAATCAGTTGCGCCCATTGGCGGAAAAGTAATAACCAAATTTGAAGCTGTTTTAGTAATTGTGTTACCAAAACTTAAAACACAAACCGCACGATTGCCGTTTGTTGAATTGTAAATCAGCGCCCCTGCACATGAAAGGGTCACGTTGGTAAACGTTGCGTCATCAAACGACCAATATCCTGTAGTACCCGAAGAAAGAGGGGTAATGTTTGTAAGTGCAATTCCACCGGCGGTGTAATTGGTTCCACTCGACGATACTTCCCCAGAGGATGTGTATACAGTGGTGCTAGCACTGAGATCGGCAGTTGCGACGTACAAGGCGAGTTTAAATACATCCCCCGTTGTCCTTGTAAAATTGTGCAAGGCTTGAGCAACCTCAGCTTTGAAGCTTGTGCACATTGTTTGGTAAATTGCCATACTACTTCACCGGATACCGTACTTGACCAGAACGATAAGCGTCCTGACGCTCCAGACCATCTGCCAAACGCTTTGCAAGTGCAAGAGCTTCTTTATATTGCGTGTCTATTCTGCCAAGCATGTCGGGTTCAGCTTTAATAAACGTATACCCTTCTTGCAGCGCTCCATAAAATAAAACTGAATCAAAATTGTCACCGAGCCAAGAAGTGCCAGCAGTCACAATTGATTCTGGGTAATAGTAATAGTGAAGCTCGACATTATAATTTGCATCAGGCGTTGGGCCTAACAAAAACGTCAGTTCATTAGTGATTGTGCCGCTGTTAACAGTAGGGCCAAAAATAGCGTAGTGGCGGGGGCGTCCTGTATTACCTGAACCAGTTGGTACAGGGTAAGCTTCACGAATAAAATTAACGTCTTTATTAAGCAAATAATGATACCGCCCATCAGCGTCAATAACTGCCATACTGTAGGGCGATAAAAAATCACTGGGGCACTCAAGGTATTTATTATTTGTCGTTGTCACACCCGTTACATTCTTGCGGATAGACGGAAACTGCATGGAGTTATAAATGCGCTGCTCAGCTTGTTGAACAAAAACAGCAAGCTGCTCGTCTGACGTAAACGTTGTAACCGAATCCGCAAACGTAATCGTTGGGAAGTCGTTCTCGACATATCCTCGGATCGCCTTTTTTAACTCCGTATAATTCACGCCATCGGCCCCCTAGCCATTACGCCTTTGGTTGCACAACCTGTGCCACGAATCTTGATACCAGAAGTCTTAGGCTTTGCATCCGTAGACTTTGGAGTCGGTGCAGGTTTGGGTTGGTTGAAGGGTTTAACTTGTTTCATTATCGCCCCCGTACAGCATTCTTTTGGTTAGCAATCTTGGCAAGGTTACGCCCCATCTTCAGCATGTTTGCGTTAGTTTTGCCACCCTTGGCAAGTTTGGTCAGAGGCTGACCTTTGTGCTTGGCTTTCTCGTGCTTGTGCACTGCACCAGCAATCATCTTTTTGTCCTGCGCTAAGTCTTTCTTATCCATCGTTTGCTCCTACGATACGGTGACAGAATTAACCAAACCCTGCGCTACTAAATCGTTTGGGGTAAGCGCAGCATCAAAAGATCTTGAACCACCTACAGGGTTAAAACCCCACTGAATAATTCGACTACCCATTGTAATCGTACCTAGCTCATCAATGCTAGAGTCATCATTCACAGGTTCAACTCGCAGACCATTAAGTCCAGCTTGCCTATACGAATTAGAATCTACTCGTGGGTTTCGTATAGCTTGCGGGTCATACACAGGGTACATACCAAGTTGTAGCTGCGGCTGATCTGGTTCCCAACACTCAGGGCAAACAAGAATATTGACGTTCTTGGTTTTAATGACCAACGACTTTAACTGCTTCAGCTTAAATCTAAAGTTACACCTATCGCACTGCGCGATAGCATATTTACCAGAGGCAAACTGATTGGGCATTAGAAGCTCCCAGTATTGCCTAAATACATCCGACGTGGCACAAAACGAACCGCAGCTTTTTCACGGTCTTCACCAGCGGCAAAATTCCACTGTTCTTCATAAGAAGCTTTTAATATCTGAAGCCTTTCTAACCCTTCAGGAATCTTCTGCGCGATGTAATACGCCAACCCTGCTGTAATACAGGGAAGAAACCTAAACGGCATATCAGGGGTTTGAATCCCGTCACCAGCATTCTGAATACGACGCATCCGCCAGTAGACTACTTGATAGTACGGCGAGGCTTCGGTACCTTGGTCAGGTACGGGCCAAACTGTGAATTGGGGGTAGGCGGTTGCAGATGGAGAATAACTGCTGGTGGCGGGGTACGTGGCTCCAGAGTTCCTGCTGATGTAAATCTGTATCGGTCGTGCTTGAGAAAGTTTGTTTGGGATTGTGGCGTAGGTGGAGACACTAATCCGGGTAAGTGTGAGGTCAGCTTGCGTAGAGGCATTCCCGGCTCCCGTTCTTATAACGTGCTCAAGCAAGTCAATGGTGTCGTTCGGTAAATCGTACGTCGCAGTGCCCTGTACCAAATTCTTCGTGCCCTGCTCAATCGTCCACATATTGATGCCACGATTCGCCCACTCAATCGTCAGTAGGTTCATCGAACGACGTGCAGTACGCAAGTCGTAACCAGAGCGCATCTCCCGACCAGCCCTTTCAAAAGCTTCTTCGGCTATGTCAGTAAATTCAAGATTAAAGTCGGTTGAGCCGCTAGTGGTCATCTAAATCTCGCAGTCTTTGCGGCAATTTTTGCCGGTTGTTTGACAAACTGCTTTCCTGCGCTTTTTCCAGCTCGTTTTGCCTTTGTCGTTGCAGCGTATTCTGAAGGTGTAAGAGATTTAATTGCCGCCTCCGGGAGGTATCGTTCGCCAGTTTTGCTAGACGGTTTACCACTTTTTGTCCGCCATTTCTGGTCCCCCCAAGCCTTCAAACTCTGCTGCGGCGCTTTCAATCTCGGTAGCCCCCACCTGCGGCTTTGTACTTCTTAGCTACAAGCTGTGCTTTTCTCGCGGACCATTGCCCTGCGCCTGTGCCATGAGTAGCTGCGGCTTTAACCTGAGCGACAATCTTCTTGCGAAGCCCCGGTTTGGTGTAATTACCTGCCGCATTCACCTTGCCACCTTCAGCGTACTGATCAAAATCAGTGTTATCCCGCCTAGCTTTACGCTTGGCAGTTGGCATTTTTGAGGGCGAAATCGCCCCCATCCCGCGAGAGGGCATCATCTCAGCAAGCCTTACCGCCGTAAGCCATCTTCTTCATCTTAGCCATACCACCTTTAGCCATCTTGATTTGTTTACCTTTGGTTTTACCCTTGGTAGCAACACCGTCACGGCTAGGAGCAGCAGTCTTAACAGCGCCCATTTTTGATGGGGCTACGCCACCACCCATATTCATCTTTTTCATCGTAAATTCCTTTCCTACAGATTGAGGGACACCAACTTTCTTCGCAAACTTGGGGTTATGTGCTACGGCTTGCATGAACTTCTCTTGCTTTGCGCTAACTGCTGGCATTAGACCATCTTCCCACGGGTTTTACCGCGCATTGCAATACCATCAGCACGTTTAGAAGCTGAACCTACTTTGCCACCTTTTTTATAGGGCTCTTCGCTAGGGTCGGCAGCGTCAAACCGTTCTTTAAAGCGGCGCACTTTGTCTTCCCGTTCAGGCGTTGATTTTCTTTTAGTAATAATCTCGTCTTGTGCTTTATTTTGCTTTAAGTCTCTTGCTATGCCTACAGCCCTAGCAGTAGATCCTGCTATTCCAGGGATGCCAACACCGTGACCGTACTCTTCAGCTACACCAGCAGCGCGTTCTGCAAGAGAAGGCTTTTTACCTCGCACTTCTACGCGACCACCTTCATCGTATTTCTTTTTCATCTTGCTTATCCTTTTTTAGCAAGCGCATCAATCTTTGCTTCAAGCCGTTCAAAGCCTGTATCAAAGCGTTCCATAATCTTTTCAAGATCTGCACGAACCTCTGCACGAGTGATGTGATCACGAGCGATTTCCTCCCTCGTTTTGTTGAGCAGAATCTGAATACGTTTCTGCTCGTCGGATGCGTTTTTAAGCATCAACATGACCAAGGCCACGAAAAATGATGTAACCAGATTCCAAACCAAGACGCCAGTATCCATTTAACATTTCCAAGCGCGTAGACTTTTATTGATACGACTGTTTGGGTCATTAGCAGTCTTGGCACTCGTAAGCTTCTTCTTCATGCCTTCCATCCTGGCACAGAATGACTTTTTACGAGGCCCGCCCTCTGGCTGAGGTGCTTTGAGTCCAGGCTTTCCCGGATTGGCAGCGTTGTACGATGCTCGACCCTTGGCGTTCAAACCACCTTTTGGGTTTTTACCTTCCTTGCGCTGCCAAGCTGGGGTTTTTGCCATGACATCACCCGCAGATTAGTGTAACCGCAGTGACATTCGTAACCGCCACGGTTGCAAGATCATTCGTTTTGTACGTTGTACGGATACCTTCTGCTGCCATATACAAGCTATTAACCTGCGTAGCTGAAGCTGGGGTATCAATCTCAAGCAGCAACGTTGAATCACTTGCACGAGTAACAATCACCGTACCCGCAGAAGCACTTGCCAAGTAATATAAACCTTTGATCCGGGTCATTGGTAGAGCTAGATTGCCACCATACCCAACCGTGATTGCCGCTGCGGTCGCTGCACTTACTGTGATACTTGAAACGGAAGCGAAGTAGTTAGTGCTGTAAACCGTATTGTTGTTTGGCCCAGCAACTACCTCAGTAACAACCACACCACCTACGGTTGTGCCTGTGATGGTAAAGTTTTTACCCGTTTCGTTACCCGTGCCGGTAATGGATACTTTGTAACCGTACCCATTAATTCCCGGCGTTGTAGCAGCAAGCGTAAGTGCACCAGCACCACTCGGTGTAACCGAAGTCACATAAAAGTTGGCACTCGACTTTATCTTGACCGACCATACATCATATTGCATGGTGCACCTCTAATTAAGACGTTGCAAACGGTGTAGCTACTGTACCTGAACCGTTTACTGTTCCAGTAACCATATACTTCAATGCGGCAACTGCAACAATCTGCACCCAAGTGCCTGCAACACCACCTGTGGTTGTGCCATTAAAGTTAATGAAATCGTCGTTTGCGCCAGCAGTAAACCCAACAGCCGCACCCGAAGTATCGGTGTCAATTGACAATACTGAACCGACAAAACGGTCTGTGCCATCAGTAGCAATCTTTAGCGATGACGTGGAGATGGTGGTTGGAACCCAAATGGTGTAAACCACACCTTCATTGTTCAAAGTGTTAGGGTCATTACCGGGGCCAGACGAAGAAGCGTTTGCCGAAGTATTGATGGTAGGTAGTGTTAACTGCACATTAGCAGCAAGAGAACCACCAACAGAAATAATCCTGCCGCCGTGATCTACGGGGGTAAGCGTGGTGCTAGAAGTAATTTCTACGATGGTAGACGGACCCTGCTGGTAGATACCGCCAAGAGAGCGGATCGGTCCTTGGAACGTGGTGCGAGCCATATTGTCCTCACATGCGATGTCGGTGTATTAGTCTGCATGTCGTCAGCCGGGACTGTCTAATACACCGGGCTAACCCCGGAATACACCTAGTATAAATAAAAAAGGGGGTTTTGCAACCCCCTTTTTCCTGCGCCTTCTTAAGCTCCAGGCGAACCAAAGATACCTAAAGGATCGCTGACTCCAAACGAGTAACGTTCCCTTGCTTTGTAGCGAACGTTTCCGGTATCGAAATCGCCATCCATTGAGTTCTGCATCGGTGTGCGAACAAAATGCTTCAGGCCGTTAGGCACATCAGTAGTCAGGAACCATGCGTTGGTATCGGTCAAATAGTGGTTGACCGTATAACCTTCGGGGATGGAACCCATCATCTTCAGTGCGTTAACGTCGTTGTCAGCAGTCGCCACACGAAGCTCGGTTTGTAGCAAACGAGTTGCCGTAAACATGAGGTTCGGAGGAACAACCAACTTGCGGGGCTTTGCAGCGATCAGCAACCCACGTTCATCAGTCCACGCAGCGATTTGAATCACGGCGTTTTCCAACGAAGTTTCGTTTAAGTCTGCATTAGTAGCAGGGCGGTTGCTGTTAACACCACCAGAAACCAGCGGATGCGAAGTTGAGAACAAAGGCTGACCGTCACCATAGGTAACGCTTGAACTAAAGCCGTTGTTCAGAACTGCTGCTGCCTTCACCTCTTTGGTGTAGTACATCGCACGAGCAAGTGCCTTGGTGTAACGAGCAGACAAGCTGTCGTACAGGTTATCCTCAATCGCTTCTTCAGTGATCGAGAACCCAAGTGCAATGGTTTCGTGCGTATAGCGAGCAGTCCAAGCCTCCTGCGCGTTGTCATAACTTATTGCAGAACCCTCGTTCTTCACAGGGGCTGCGCTAAATCCTGACAGCTTGGTTTCTTCCTCGAAAGAACGCTCGGAAGTCTCTGTTTCGTAGATTTCCTTGTGCTCTTCGCCATACTTCGCATACTCCAGGCCAAACAGGGCGTTAAGGCCGGGGAGCAGCTCTTTCAATAGTTGTGCGCGTGAAATAGCCATTTAATTTCCCCTATTACAGTCCGGTTGGGTTGTAGTAGGCATGACCACCATCCACGACAGATCCTGTTACGTTCGGTGCATTGAACTTAACAATAGCTTCTGGGTAATAAGTCGTACCACTATAATCAAACGCCGTATCCGGCACCAAGTCAACAATTCGCAAAGGCAAAGTTGCCGTTACAGCAGCGGAACTCAACAAAATAGCCTGTTGTGAATCGCCAGATGTGGTATTAAGTGTGTTAGCCACCAAAGCCACATTATTGTTGATATTGGTGTAGGTTAGGCCCGTGGTCGTTGAAACAACCGTTGTACCTGTCACTACAGCAACTTGGAACAACTGATCAGGATCTTCGCAGACATAAGCATAGATAAAGGTGTTTGCCTTTACCGAAGTGCCACTAGTCCACGATTGTGACCAAGTCGGTTGACCTGTAACAGAAGAAACAAACTGACAGCCCAAGAACACACCAGCAAAGCCAGTAGCGGGGCCAGTCGTTGTTTCCGTGGTTACTGCAATGGTGCCGTCGTTAACAAACTTGACAGGGTCACCGAAACCAATGCTAGAAGCACCGGATGCGATACGACGCTGACGAGTTGCCCCGGCGAACACCTGACCACCGATCAAATTGATCGGCTTTAGCCCGTAGGGGGCTGAAACAGTCGGGTAAGCCATTTTGGATTAACTCCTACGATTGTTGATTACCGCGCCCAAATGAAACCGTGGTTTTGCGCTCTGAAAACAGAGGCATCCTTGGATCATTTTCACGCATGAAGTGATTGTCAACAGATCTGATTTGCGCTTCAGCTTGCTTTTGATAGAAGTCGTTACGCTGATTAACCATTTCTGTTGGCGTTTTGCACAGTAACAATCCACCCACCACAACATTATCTTTAAAACGAGCATTGTCATTATCAAGATACATCGAGATTTCGGGATGGTCTTCTGCGCGAACAGGCTCCCAACCTTCGCGGATTTTGGATGACACATTGCGTGGGTCAGCTTGACCCAGCGTACTGACACGAATCCAACGGTACGTATACCCTGCTTCAGGAGCAGGATCGGGCAGCAGCGTGGGCGGTGCCCAGCTACGAGGACGTTCATCGTTGGCGCGAGTTTGTTGCTCACGTCCTGTGCGAGTTTCAGCTAATTTATTCTCAGCCATTTTGTGCCATTCCTTCCGCCACTTTTCGGGCATAAGCATCTAGAGGGATACGTAACTTCTTAGCAAGCGCCACCTGCGTTTGTGTCAGCGTGATTTTCTTCGGGGCAACGCTGCGACTTGCCGGGGCTACAACATTACTGCTCGTCCGTTTCGGTTTCTCCTCTGTCTTCTCTTGCTCATCAGAAAAGCTTTCGGGGAACTTGCTACGTACAGTCTTATTAATCTGCTCGTAATAATGCTCCGAGCTAGGATCAACGCCTTCTTCGACTAATTGTTCATGCAGCGCCAGAGTGAAGGCAGTCATAAGTCGGTTTGGCCCAAACCACCGATTTTGCTTTCGCCACGCAAGTGCTTTGGGGTCCGGCTCATTATCTGGAGCGGATTGTGGTTGCATATTTACAGGAATTTCACGTTCCTGTAAAGGAGGTGCCCTAAAGTTTTCAACTTTATCAAGCCTAAGCTTGGCTTGTGTCATTTCTTCTTGAGCTGCAACAATCTGATCAGCGTCACCTGCGTCATATGCGGCTTTATATTTAGCTCGTGCTTGAGCTAACGCATATTCAGCATTTTGTTTTGCTGTACCTACAAGAAGTGTCGTGTTGTCACCAAGATTTTTCTTGAGGTTTTTATTCTCTTCAATAATCTGTTGAGCAAACTTCAACGCCTCTTCACGTTCACGTAAAGCTGCTTCTTTAGCTCGACGCTCGTCGTGGTATCCATGCGACAACTTTTTAATTCGCTTCTGAACACCCTCGTCGTATTTAGAAAGCTCGTCATCAGTTACTTCATTGACAGGCTCATCAAGCGGTTTACGTCCTTTATCAGGATCAGGCGTGTCGTCAACAACTTCAATGTCAAACTCAACGTCGCCTTTAGCTTCTTTTTCAGGCTCACGTTCGTCTGGGAATTTATATTCCACCTTTTCAAAATCTGCCATATATCACCTCACGCACGTTGAATGCCACGGGGGTCTTCCACCACAGCTTCGACGGAATCATCGTTAATAATCCGAAACTCGCGGTCGTGAATCTTGATGCGAGTGCCGGTGTTGGCACGGGTAATAATAAAATCCCCTGGTTTGCACCACGGCCCCGTGGGGAATCGGTTCTGATCGGCGTACGCCATATCACCAAGTGCTACAACGAAGAGCACGTTACTTAGTAACTCTTCAAACTTAACGGTAGCGTCTGCCTTAATAATCCCACTATCAAACTTATTTTCGATGTTAGGTAAGGTGCAAAGAATCTTATACCCTTTAACAATCGGCAATTGCTTGGCTTTTAGCTGAACGTCTTCAATCACAGCTTGAGCTGCATCAGTCATTTTCAAATTCCTCATAACGTTGCACAAGGTCTTGTACTTCCATCCTTGCACGGCGTAGACCTTGGATTACGCCGCACAAATTCTTATATTCAGCAAAGTCTTTACAACTTCCTTCAGCCATCGCATCACTTACTTCCCGCTCTCGTTCTTTGAGTTTGTTAAATAAGTGATCCAGCATTTGCCGCTCATGAGTCATTCAGTGTTCCTTTTTGTCATCACAGATTTAAGTAAATCAGCCTGAATTTTTTTATCGGCCTGTCGGTTCTGGTTCATTAACCGCACGTTTTCCTTCTGCGCGTCAATCTGGATGCGCTTATCCTCGTTTTGCAATCGGGCAGTAGCGAGTGCGGTATCAGCTTGGTCTTTCTGGGCTTTGCGCTGCTGTTCCATCATCTTGATCTGAAGCTCTTGCTGCTGCATCTGAACTAGCGGGTCTTGCGCCATCTGTTGTGCTTGCTGTTGTGCAGCTTGAGCTTGATGGATCTGTAGAACTTGCTGGGCTGCTTCTGCTACATACTTAGCCATAGCCAGCTCTTCGGCTTCTGGGATTTCTTGCTCCGGCCCAGGCAACGGTGCACCAACACGCTGTTCGATTTCTTGACGGTATCTAAACCCTAAGTGCTCGGCAACGTGAGCCATCATTGCAGCTTGCATGGTCTGTGCCATTGGATTCTGGCCTATGGTTTGCATGATGCTTGGGTCTTGCAAGAAGGTCATATGTGCTGTGATATGCGCTTGATGATCCTGATATATAAACGCTTTGACTGGCACACCTTTGAGCACATTCATGTTCTCGGTTATGGGATCTTTGGGCTTCTGATCATCTGGCAGCGGTACAAGTTTGTCTGCGTTAGGAATACCCAGCACATCCAACATCTGCCTGTGAAGGCGGGGCATGTCGTATAACTGAGGAGCACCTTGGGCTAGTTGTAAAGCGGCTTGATACTGCACAACCCGCTGAGCCATTGTCGAGGCGTTGGGATCAGACACAGGAATAACTTCTACAATATCGTAGTCCTCAGCCTTAACCTGCGGTGTGCCATCTTGCGGCACATAGCTGTAATCAGGTGAGGTGTACTCCCTGATAATTTCTTTTAAGAGTTTGAACTCTTCTTTCATCGCCGCATGGATGCGAGCCTGCACAGCACCCATCGTTTTTAACTGCCGCTCAAGCAGAGCCAGCGTCGTACCTACCGGAGCCTGACTCGACATATCGCTGATCTTCATATCAGCCATACCACTGAGCCTTCGCGCTTCTTCGGTGATCTGGTTTAGTAGGGCGAGGAGAACCTGACTTGGTTCTTTATAAGGCAACGGCAGAATGTTGTCTCTGATCGCACCCCCCGGCACGTCCACATCTCGCCATTCACCCGGAGCGATAGGCGTGTCATCGCCTTTGATCCGCAGCCCACGAGCCTTTAACCCACCGGGAAGATTAGATAGCGACCCTGCGTCCACCAACTGACGGATCAGCATGGTGCCTGCCGTGGCGTAGCCACCGATAATGTGAATTAACCCGAAGCCATAAGCCCCGAACCCAGGGATGTACATATAGTGCACAAAGTGCTGACGCGCACGTTTTTGAGGGTCGTCTTCTTTATAGTTACGTCGTATAGCTAAAACTTTGTTGGTGTTTTTATCGATAGTGATGACGTAGGGCAGTGGCAGTTCTTCCTCATACCCCGGCAAGTCATACTCGATATGCACCTCACATATCTGATACCGCTCATCTTTAGTCGGCTCTTGACCTTCCTTTTGCGCCTTGGCTTTCTCAATATCGGTCTGACTGGCGTAAGGCTCACCAAGATCAACATCCCGATAAAACCCACTTACCTGTAACTTCTTAACGTCATTCTTAGTCTTACGCATGATGTGCGTAAGGCGGTCTGTACGTCTAATGTTTGTTACACCGTAGGGAAGAATGACATCCTCGGCAGGGATATAAAACGAAACTTGGCGCTCTAACGATGGGTCGTAGTAGACCTTTTTAAATGACGAACCTGCAAGCGCCACACCCCATAATGCACGTTCGTGCTCTGACCGATACTCAGGCATCTTGTCAGTTAGCTGGTAATTCATATCAGCCTTAACACGCTTACCTGCTTCTTCAATATCAGGCGTAAACTGACCAATAATCTGTGTCTTTACGGGACCAGCAGCCGGGAATGTCTCCATGATGGACTCGCTTTGGAAGCGAATCGCTGCTTCAGTTAACAGCGTAGAGAACACCCCACACGCACCATCCCAAGGCTCAGTTACCTCGTCATAACGTAGGCCCAGCACATCCAAGCCCTTAACGTAGGTGTCGGCCCAATCCTTACGCGAAGTAATGTCCGCTTCAACCATCTCCATCACATCGCTAGCAACTTTCTGTAAGTCACCTTCTTTCATGAACTCGGCTAGATTAGAGTCAAATTCTTCTTCCTCGTCTTCATCCCCCGGCTCAATCTCAAGCTCAACACCACCCATACCAATCGTTACGGATTCAGGGTCTTCGATCTCAATCTCAATAGGAGCTTCTTCAAGCGCCAAGGCTTCAAGTCCTTCGGGCATCTCGTACAGTGCTTTATCAATAGCCATCATTAACCCCTAACAAATTACCCTAAATAATATCCACGCTTGTGCCCACGCGCCCCACGGAAATAACGAATGTCATCAGGCTCATCAGTGGGAAGGCGCAAAAACCCTCCCTCCCGAAACCGCATCAGCGCCATTGTGGTCGTGTCCACCAAGTCATCATGACTCATGAACGGGAATCCAGCAACTTCCTCCACCACCTCTTCAGCCCAGCGTGTCTCGGGCACCCACACCAAACCCTGCCTGATGATGTCAGCTACCGAGTTAAGTCGGGCCAATTTATCACCTGTACCTCGGTGTGGGGTGTACTCATTAACTGAAATACCCATGCGCCGGAACTCTTGGTAGAGCGCCGTACCAGAAACTTTCTTCTCAACAATGAACGCATCGGGTTCCCACTCCCGCCACTGCTCCATCGCCAGATCCTTAAGATCAGGAAATTCGACCCTTTTCTTGATCGCGTTGAGTAAGATGATGTGGTAACCCTTCTCCTCTTCATTATTCCAAACCCCCCACACAGTTATAGCGGTGAAGTCCGCACGGTTATGTGTTTCTGCTGCGGCATCTAATGTAAGGATGATGTAATCACAAACAGGTGGATCTTCTTTTTTCCAAACTTTCCACCACTCACGCTTCACTACCGACGCTTCTTCAGCCGTGGGGTTCTGCTGGTACTGTGCATTCCACTGGAATAACGGCATCGACGCTTTTGTGCGATGCAAGGCAGTAAGGTCAAAGAATTCGGGCCAAAGGGGTTTTTCTATTAATTTGTTTGGATCTGAGGGACTTGGCGTTTCTAATATGGCAGGGAACTCAACAACCCTAAACTGATCTGCCAATTCAGAGTTCGCCATATCCTTAGTTACCCGACCTGTCAGGTCGTCCATATGCCAGCGGGTCTGCACAATAGCCACCCGACCTCCCGGCATCAAGCGGGTTCTGGCACCAAACGTATACCACTCATAGGCTTTCTCGAAAACATCGAAATTGCCATTAATAATGTCTTGCTCGTTATGGGGGTCATCAATTAAGAGCAGGTCAGCGCCACGGCCAGCAAGAGCAGAGCCAACACCACAGGCAAAATACTCACCGCCAGCATTAGTATTCCATCGGCCCGCAGATTTAGAATCAGCCGCAAGATCAACCGTCGGAAAAATCTCCTTGTACGCATCACTTGCGATCAGGTTCCTGACCTTCCTCCCAAAATCAACGGCGAGATCTGTGGTGTGCGACACCATCAGGATTTTCTTACTGGGAAATTTTCCCAGAAACCATGCAGGGAAGTAAATAGAAACAAGCTGACTTTTGCCATGCCGAGGCGGGATATTCACGCACACCCGATCCTCTAAACCAAGCGCGGTTTTCATTAGCAAGTCAGCCAAAAGCCGATGGTGTTTCCCAACCTTGTAATCCGGCTGCATGTGTTTACAGAATTCAATTAAATCGTTGCGGCATTTCGCCGCTTGCTTGCGTTTTGCCAACTCATCAGCAACTGCTTCGATTTCTGCCTGTTCTTCGGGGGTGAAGTTGTGCAGATTCTGCAAGAGAACAAGAATTTCCGCTTCAGTAAGCGTTGTCAGGCCCATGATTACCCTTGCTCACCCACTTCTACCGCATCTTCCTCGTCTTTTACCCCTAAAACTTCTTTTACGTCGATCACATCCCCACCTAAATCGACTTTACTGTCGTTATCAAGCAGTTTCTGGAGCTTTTCACGCAACTTAGACTCTAAATCAGAGGTCGAACGGTGATTAATCGTCACTTCTGAGCGTTCTGTAAACAAACCAACGTCGGAAATCTTACCTAATAACTCTAATGCGCGAATCCGAACCTTGGCATCAGGGTGGACGCTCTCTTTGATAAGCCTGTTGGTCACTAAACGACGCAGTTCTAAGGCATTTGCCACTACCTGCTGACCCCAAACATCCAAAATACCCCGCAGCTCCAGCAATTCTTCGGGTTTATCAGGCAGTTGAGGCTGCACTTTGGCATCAGGTAACGTCTGAGCCAGCGCATTGAGGGTTGCAGAGGCGGCAGATTTTGCCGCTTTCTTCGTTTCCGGGTCTGTTTTTATGGGTAGCCCATGCTGGGCCAGCATATCTGCGGTATTACACGCAGCCTTTGCACGTTCCACGATGTCTTTGAACTGCACATCATCGTTCAGTTCAATAAACGGCACCCCAAGATCAGGGTGGCAAATAATATTAGGTGGTGTTTCTTGTGTTTGTAGGTTCATCGTTGTCGGGAAATAGGGCACCGAAACAGATTTTATGCACTTTATACAGTAATTATTTATTTTTGCAAGGAGGTTGGGACTCCTGACGGGGGGTGTTTCCTATAAGAGGGGGTGGGGGTCGGATTGGCGGGATTTGAAAAGTGAGGTAGTTATTCGTCTGGAATAGCAACACCTAGCCGCGCGATGGAACCAAGCTGGCCTTGGGGGGGTGCGGGTACGGTGGGGTCGCGGTCCTGACGTTTGCGCGGGTGCTGCTGGTCGATGCTTGCGTGATGCTGCTGGCCGGGTTTGATGTTATACGATATAACGCGTGCCTGATAAAATAATCTAGTTAAATGTGGCAAAGTCTAGTAAATAGGCGTTCAATACGACTTATCGGATGTCGAGCAATCGCTCTGCCCGATACTTTGTGGAGTGACTATCATGTCCAAGTCTACTGTTGTTTCTTTTTCCGCTAACACCAAAGCTCAATTTGCTAAGACGGTCCCACTAGCATTTTCCGCCTTAGATTTACTCGATAAGGCGAAAGCCAAGGTTGAGTCGGTTAGTTGGGTTGCTGTGGCTGATTCTCTCAGGGCTGACGGGTTCCACGCCGAGTCGTTCAAGCCTACTGGCGACAAAACCGAAAACCCTGCAAGGTCCGGGGTTCGCATTTTGATCGAAGGTAACTATCCAAAGGCTTCGCAGGAATTGATTGCGAAGGATACAAAAACCCTTAGCCAAAGCCAGAAGGATAAGCGCAGAGCCCTTACTCAACGCTGGACCGCATTACTCGCCAAGATTACCGATGCAATGGCAAAAGCCGAGGGGAAAGAAGACGCTGCCAAAGAAGACGCAAAGTCTGACGATGAAAAGGCTTTGGACATGATCAAAGCTTTGTTATCGCACCTTCAGGCTGAAGGTAAGACATGGAAGGTTGTTCGCCGGGATGACGCAGTGCGAAGCCTGAAGATTGCTCAGGCAGCAATCGAGGGCGTGAAGCTTGCAACTAGCAAGTAATTAACCTGAAGGCTGTTATACGTATAACAGCCTTCGCCTTTTCTAGGGGATTGGAATGGATAGGATGGATTGTTTTGTTATGGGTTACATGGTTGCCATGTTAATCGTCGTAATCATGCTTGCATGTTATGGGGTAATTTGAAATGGACATCGAAACAATTAGCAAGGTTTGGCCGAGCATCAAAGCTCGGATTGTGCACAATCAATATGGTTCGCTGATTGTGTTAACCGGAAAAAATTCTAAGGTAGTTGCTAATCATCTAGCACGCGAAAATTACCTGAACGGGTTTACTAACACCCGTTGGCGTGATGTACGTTATGGGCTCGGTTATGCTGTGCCCCTATACAATAACCCGTTAGATAGCATCTAACCAAGGCCCGCCTCGGCGGGTTTTTTTTCGTCCTAATTTTTTGAGTGGCAAGCTGCTAGCAGCTTGCCATTTTTTTCGCCCATTGTCAACTGTTATATGTTCTAGAACTTATATGTTATACCGTATAACAAACCCCCTGATACCAGTGACAGGGGGCGGCGGCGAGCATCCCAGCAGCGGCGACGGCAGTGAATCCCCAAAACATAGCCACGCAATAAGATGTTATACCGTATAACATTTTGGGGTGAAACCAGTGACAGGGAGCAGCGGGGAGTATCGGCATGGGACCAAGCGAATGAGTCAAATGAAGTTTTGGTTCACATACTATCAATACCTAGTACGCTTCACCACTAGCTACCATAATTAGCCACAATCTGTAGCCTTCAGATTCTATTAAATTTTATGTATATATATATATATATATATTGAGTAATAAGTATGAGTTTTTAGAGGGTCTAAAAACATTTTTTCCCCGAGGTTCCCCCGAGAGGTGCCTTGACCCCCCAAAAACCGAAAAAATCCTGAGATACCTCAAAACCCGTACACATTGGTAATTCCCATACTTCAAGGACTTACGTCCATCGACCCCATGCACTATCACAACTCTACACCCCTACACACTCTTAACCACTTTCTACACCCCATTTTCCCCTCCATACCCACTGCAACTTCTACCACCCGATACCATCCCTTAACACCTTTTTGCATACTTTATGCAACGCTTCCAACCCCTTGACAAATGTTATAAATTGTGGTAAAATGGGGGTGTTGTACAAGCAGTTGAGAAGCAGTAGTTGACGAGTAGTTGAGTGCCATAAATGGTTATACCGTATAACAAGCCGTTCCTTTAATTTTTCTCACCGTCTTTTCCGTTTTTGATTTTGTTATACCGTATAACAACTCTTTTTATTTAATCTTTCTGGGGGTCTACACCATCATGCCTATTTTTATCCACTGCCGCGATTGCGGCGACAAACTCCGCAAAAAGAAGGACCGTGAGCACGGCACCTGTTGGGACTGCCGAGAGGTAGCGGCGATTAATGTGAGGAAGTCATGGTGTGTTGTGCAGGAATACGGCAAGGGTCCATATCAACTAGTCACCGCTGCCGCTGCACCCACCACCCTGAAACAAACCAACCAAAAAAGCGTACGCACATGAAAACCAAATACAAAGCATCAGCAAAGCTAATAACCCAAGACGGCAAAACAATTGTCCTGCGGTTTCACAGTCTCACCTTCGCACAAGCGAAGGCATTCCAAAAAACGTTCGATCAGTTCGACCACATACGCAGCGATGCAGATTTAGTTTTTCATGGTTGGTCAGAGGTCAAGCTGAAAGATGTTATTGATGCAGAGAAGGAGGGGTTGGTATGAAGCAGATTGAAACGTGGGCACAGGTAAGCACCCGCAAGGTAGAGCCTAGATACGTATCACCAGACGAGCACCGTAGGCTTGAGCGCGTCGCTGTTGGGAGAATATGCAGGTGTAATGATTGCATTTGCTGTGCAGAGTTTAGAGCAGATAAACAAATGCAAACTAGTAAACTATCAACCTATTGACAAATGTGGTAAATAGTGGTAAATAGTGGTAAACTATAGCTTGTTGTACAGTTTTGAAGTAGCAGGTTATCCGGTAAGTTGTTATACCGTATAACATTTTCGTAGGTGGTTTCGTTTTTACTTTTGATTTTTATTTTTACTCTTGGAGATTTCACAATGGACTCAACACAAACAATCATCGGCACCCAACCATTCACATCTTCCCTTCCACCCTTCGACCCACCACTCACACCACCACTTACACCTCAACCCCTAACTGCGCCGACTGCTATATCCGTGCCGGATCTTGGGTTGTCTTGTGTGTACGTGTCATTCAGTGCAGGTTATCCCCCGTTCCGCAAGCTCGACAAGGACGTGAGCGAGGAGGTGGACGCAGCCAAGAACACACGCACTCGTGCGGGTAACTACCATAAGAAACTTTTGGGTGACTGCCCGACGTTTGATCGCATCGTCAAGTTCGTGGCTAACACACGTAACCGCATCCATTACAAACTCACAAAGCCGTGGGGTGATGGCGACTCGGGGCGTGGGTTGCGTGTGACAACCACGGAGATCTTCTTGAATGAGTATGTGCCGAAGATGAGCGCAGCGGAGAGCGAGTATTGGCAGTTGGTTCAAGAGTTCCTCGACGAGTACGACACGTTCGTGAGTGCAGCTGCGTTTCAGCTGCAAGACTTGTTTAACCGTGACGACTACCCACCCAAGGATAAGGTCGCTAAGAAGTTTCATTGGTCATATGCACCGTGCCCTGTGCCTAACGAGGACGACTTCCGTATTCAGGCAGGGCGGGATGCGGTTGCGCTGATTAAGTCTCAATACCAAACACATTATGAGGAGTGCATCAAGAACATTCAGAGTGACAACTGGAAGCAGTTGCATGAGGTGCTCACGAACATGAGCGAGCGACTCGCGGTCAATGGGGAGACTAAAACAATCTTCAGGGATACGCTGATCAGTAACGCCGTGGCAGCTTGCAACATGCTGAAAGGTTTCAACGTGAACAATGACCCTGCACTTGAGGTAGCACGACTCAAGCTTGAGGAAACACTTTATGGTGTGTCAGCGGACGCACTGCGTGAGGACTTGGGCTTGCGTCACGATGTGAAAAGCAAGGTCGATTCAATCCTGAAAGATATGGATTGGTAATTTGGGCAGGATGGGCAGGTTTTTTGAAAACTTTTGCGGTAGGGGTGGCAAGTTGAAAACGATATTTCTGAAAACTTGTTATACCGTATAACAAACACCCCGACTTTCTTTATTTCTATTTTTACTTGGAGAATCTCATGACGACTACAGCAACATCCACAGCATCACAGCTTTACACACTCACCCTGCGTGAGGCGACCGAGATGGTTGGTTTCAAGGGTCACGATGTGACCTGTCTTGTGCGGGGTCCGATGGGTACGGGCAAGTCATCGATACTGAAAACCCTAGCCAAGCAGTATCCTGACTATGTGCCGTGTTATTTCGACGGCACCACAAAAGATCTTGGTGACATGATGTATCCGAAGATCGCTAACTTCGATCAGACGGGTAAAGACTATGCGACCTTCGTGCCCAACGAGGAGTTCGGGTTACACCTTGGCAAGCCTGTGATTCTGATGATCGACGAGATCGGTAAGATGTTTGCACCTGTGCGTAATGCTTGTATGCGTCTGATGTACGAACGTGTTATGGCATCAACCCCTGTCCCCGGCATTATCTTCGCAACCACAAACAACTCATCAGAAAATCTTGGTGACGTGATCCTGCCTCACCAGAATGATCGCATGACCGAGCTTGTTATTTCAGGACCGACTAACGAGGAGTGGGTGGAGGACTTCGCAATCCCTAACGGGTTAGAGGCAGTGCTGATTAAGTGGGCTATTGATAACCCACAGTTATTCCACAACCCTGAGATGTACAAGGACTACAAGGACAACGAGTACATCCCTCACCCAACGTCACCCCATAAACACTTCTGCACACCGAGGTCGATGCACCGTGCGAATCATTGGCTCACAATCAGAGACAAGATTTCATCTAAACAACTTATGGCTGCGTTGATCGGTACGCTTGGTCCCAAGGGTGCTGCCGACTTGCATACGCATATCGCCATATCAGATCAGATGCCGACGCAAGCGAGTATTAAAGTGGACCCGAGAAACGCAGTTATCCCACGCAGTGCAGCAGCGTGTCAGATGGTGGTGTACCGTGCGCTGACAAGCATGAAGCTCGACATGATCGACCCGTGGATGGACTACATGCTGAGACTTGAGCCCGAGCATCAGTCAGTGTTTGCTAATCAGGCGAGGCGTAACACGTACCCGCACCGCCAGATGGTGATGACTAATCCAAAGTTTGTTAAGTGGAGCGTGGCTAACAACTTCGCATTCACGGCAGACAAGAACTGACCGGACCTAACCCTCATCACATGTAAGAGCAGAACTACTAGCATGGCAGATGTGAGCGTATTTTTGCGTGGCACCCTTGATGAGGGGCGTAGGGTAGGGTGCCGCACTCCTGACATGAGGTGGGCATGTAATCTGCCTTTCCCACCACACAACCCTGGCATTGAAAAGTTATACCGTATAACAAATTACTTGGAGAAATAAGATGGAACTAGCCATTGGTAAACAACTTACCGCAGAACAGCGTCTCATTAAAGCAGTCGGTAACATCATGGCCCACGACGATTGGATTGCAATCAGCTCAGTGCTGATGGTCGGCAGTCGCAAGGTGGACGAGACAACGAAGACAGCCTCCACCGACGGACGCAATGAGAAGTATGGGCGTGAGTTCGTGGACAGCTTGAGTGATCCCGAGTTGCGCTTCCTCATTCTGCACGAGGCATACCATAAGATGTATATGCACCTCACGACGTGGAAGCACCTGCATGACGTGAACCACAAGATCGCTAACCATGCGACAGACTACGTGATCAACATTCAGTTGGTGGACGCTGACCCTAACGGGTTGTTTATCAGGATGCCCAAGTGTGGCCTGATCGACCCACGATTCAGAAACATGTCAGCAGGTGAAGTGTTCAAGATCCTCATGAACGAGCGCAATGACGACGATGACGATGACGACGATGGGGGTGGTGACGGTGAGGGTAGTCCGAGTGAGGGAGCGGGGCAGGGTGGCAACGAGAGCGATGGGTTCGATGAGCATGACTGGGATAACGCTGCCGACATGCCCGAGGAGGAGCAAGCAGATCTTAAGCGTGAGATCGAGACAGCGGTACGTCAGGGTTTGTTATCAGCATCACGGCGTGGGTCGGGTGGGCTACGTGCACTGCGTGAGTTGGTCGAGCCGAAGATTGATTGGCGTGCTGTGCTGAGAGACTTTGTGAAATCGTTGATGGCAGGTAAAGAGTTTAGTACGTGGGCTAAACCGAATCGCAGATACCTATCGCAAGGCATCTACATGCCGTCAGGTGTGACCGAGAAGGTGGGTGATCTGGTGATCGGCATCGACACGTCGGGCAGTATCTCGGATGAGTATATCCGTGTGTTTCTCTCGGAGGTTGCAGGGATATGTTCGATGGTTACACCTGCTAAGGTTCACCTGATGTATTGGGATACTAAAGTAGCAGCCCATGAGATTTACTCAGGCGATAGAGTTAAAGATCTAGCGCGTAGTACGAAACCGGCGGGCGGTGGCGGCACAGCACCTGCATGTGTGGCTAGGTTATTGGATGAGAAGAAGATCAAAGCCGAGGCGGTGATTATGTTTACGGACGGTGAGGTGTTCGGTGATTGGGGCAAGTGGTCCGTGCCTACGCTGTGGTGCATCACGTCGAAGAACATCACGTCTCCCGTGGGTAAATCTGTGTACGTGCAGATTTGAGTTTGAATGTTATACCGTATAACAAATTATATTTTACTTGGAGAGAATCATGTCTGGTGCAGTCATTACTTTAAACCCTGACAAAAACCCATTACTAAAATCTATCAGCACTTGCAACGCACATGTCTCTGTGCAAGATGAGTTAGCTGTGCTACACGATAACAAGTGGAACGGTGCGCTGAGTAACAGAGTCATCGACGGATTTATTTTTGGTTATGAGATTTCCAAACTCATCAACTTCATCAAGTCTTACTACCCGAGCATCAAAGCTATGAATGCAGGTGATAAGAGGTGGCTCGATGAGGGTGGTTGGATGTACCACGGTGCCTATCTTTATTATGATGACTGCCCGATCACGGTCGGCAGGATTGCGTATTCACCGGGGGAGGGTAAAGCCTTCCATTTCCGTTCGGCTCGGGTTACCAACGAGCGATATATAAAATCTAAATGGCGATCCGACTCACGGTATTACCAGATCGACAGCGATGACCCGTTCAAGTTGGCTAAACGTGTCAGTGCTTACTGTGTGCGCTTTACATTGGACGTGGTGGCGTTTAAGTATTATGAGGTAATCAGAAACTGTTCAAGGGATGCGATATATACGGCAGCTCGGGGGGCAGAGCAGTTGGTTAGTCCGTTACGTGACGCTGACGTGTTACAGCGTGAGATCGAGAACCTTGTCAGTCAGGGGGTGAAGTTCGTGACACCTGAGTTTAATAAGTTTGTCGAAGAGTTTCAGGAAGCCAAGCAAGCGAAGATCCACGAGGCGCACCGATCAGTGCCTGTCTATCTGGTACGTGTTACGACGTGGGGTGGTGTGCAACATGCAGAGTTGTTGAGTGTCCAAAATGTTCGTGAGCATGAACGTCCTGTGCCTGTAGCGACTGACCCGTTGGTTCGTCTACCCATGACAGACATACCAGAAGATATTGTAGGTAAGTTGTCTGTACTGATGGTCCTCGGTGTCGGAGAACACTTGAACACGGTAGGTATGCGGATCAGCGAAAACTATTTCTGGATCGAGCGATGAGCACCTATGCCCCTGCAATACTTCGTTTCATGTTGTTTGACGATGGGCGTGTGGAGGATTGTTTCTTATTGGCAGATGTGGAGGAAAAACCAACGCCTACCCACCGCCGGTCGCAAAAGTATCTGGAACATGTTACCCATGTGAGTCAGTTCCCCGCAGGAGTGTTGGAGAAGATTGCTGTGTTGATGGTGCTCGACCCTAACGACCGTGGTTTGCGAGGCGGTGAAAGCAACCGCATCGAAGGGGTCGGGCGGCGGATTAGTCAGTACACCTATTGGATTGATTTAGGAGAAGAAGATGGCATCTACGCCGGAAGCGAAAGTGAAGAAGAAAGTACGCGAGATCCTGAAAGCGGTTAATGCGTATTACGTTATGCCTGTCACAGGGGGCTACGGGAATTCGGGTGTACCGGATTTTATTGTGTGCATCCGAGGCAGGTTTGTCGGTATCGAATGCAAGGCCGGGAAGGGTGTGCCTACTGCCTTGCAGTTAAAAAATATAGATCAGATCCACGACGCAGGTGGTGTTGCGTTTGTAGTAAACGAAACCAATGTAGACCAATTAGCAGCCGTATTGGAGAGTATGAAATGAGTTTATCTGAACCATATGGGCAGTATCGCCCACCGCTTGGTGTCGAGACTGCGATGAGCCAAGCACTAGTAAAAGCTTTACAGGAAGTACAACCCGAGGAGAATCACATGGAACCAAAGAAGCGTAGTAAACGTAGAGTCATCACCAAGGCAGAACTTAAGCGTATCGTCGCTATGCGTGAGGCAGGTGTGCCCGTGCATAAGATCGCCCAAGAGACAGGACGTGCAGTGTCCTCGGTGTGGCGCGTGCTGAGTATCGAGAAGGCGAAGAAAGAAACTCCATCGTTCCTAAAGACTGCACCCGCCCACACTGAAGTTGTCACACCACAAAATGTTATACCGTATAACATTCCGTCCATCCCGTCTTCTGTACTGAAACCAGTGACCCAAGAAAAAGAGGCGGGGTGGCTGCAACGCATGGCAATTTCTTTTTGCCGGTTCCTTGGCGTGACGGACAACATGTATGGAAAACACTAACCCTACCACCCCCGTCATTCAGCTTACCGATCACGAGGTCAAGGCGTTGAAGTACATAGAACAACGCAAGACTCCGGCGTCGATCAAAGAAGTGGCGCTCCAAGTTATGTTATCCAGACAGGCTGCACATCGGGTACTCACGCAGCTTGTACGGAAGAGACAGATAAGAAGTTACTTGGAGTTTATTGCAGCAAAGAAACCGGAGCGACGTTACGTGTCGCTCCATTCGGAGATAGCAGCGACGCTACCCCCACCCAAGATCAGACGTAAACTAAAAGTAAATAATTTTTACAACGATCCCTTTAATCTGTTAGGAGCAAGAGATGCAAATTAAGACTACATCGGAAAGCACGAACGTACTAAAAACTTTTATGCGGCAGTGGAAGTTACTGAAACAACCTTATCCTTGGAAAGACCCCAAGGTAGTTGCCGAACGTCGGAGAATAGCTGCCCTTGATCGGGCAAGGATTGACCTGCGACTAAGCGGTGAGGTTGAATAGCAGGGTGTTGAGCAGTGATAACGATATATAAATTTACTTGGAGAAAATGATGGAAATGGAAAGTATTCAGCGGTTGACTAAAGATCTTAAGACCGCAGCAGTGAAGTTGACCGACCATGAGGCTCGGTTTCTGGTGGACTATTACTACATAGCGCAGGAGGACCGTAAGCGGTCCAACAATCAAGTCTTATCGCTTGAGAAAAACCAAGAACCTAACGCCGTGGTGAGTTGGCTTGCTAACCAAGCCGAAACCCTCGAAGGGCAGGTGAAGCGGGCGTTAGACGCTTACACCGACGGACATGTTATGGGTGCATGGATGCGACAAATCGTAGGTATCGGCCCGGTTATCAGTGCGGGGTTGCTTGCACATATCGACATTACCAAGGCACCGACTGTCGGTCATATCTGGAGATACGCAGGGCTTGATCCCACGAGTAAGTGGGCGGGGAAGAAAGGTGCTGAGGACTTTGTGGCCGAGCACGGCATCAACTTTGAATTAGCAGCGCGGATGATCGGTATGAGCGAGGAAACATTGAGACGCATGGCGCTCAACGATAAAGGCAAAGTTACAGAAACAAGTTTTACCAACGCGCTCAAACGTCGTCCGTGGAATTCAAGTTTAAAGACACTGTGCTGGAAGGTCGGGCAATCATTCATGAAGTTTTCAGGACGTGATGATTGCTACTACGGCAAGATCTATAAAGAACGTAAGGCGTACGAGGTTGCCCGCAATGAGCGGGGTGATAACAAGGCATTGGCTGAAGAGTTGATAGGTAAATTTAAAAAGAGCACGGAGGCGTATGGGTATTTGAAGAGCGGTGTGCTGCCCCCTGCACAGATTGACGCACGGGCTAGACGTTATGCAGTGAAGCTTTTCTTATCCCATCTGCATGGTGCGTGGTATGAGGCACACTATGGCACGAAACCCCCACTGCCTTACCCGATTGCACATATGGGTCACGCGCATTTTATCCCTGCACCTGTTTAACCACTCACGATAAGAGCACCAAAGGAGTGAAGTGAGTCAGTATCCGCGAGAGAACCACGCAGATTGAACGAGTCAATGTTGCCGAGAGAACCAAGGCAAGTGAACGAGTCAGATGCCGCAAGAGAACCAAACTGCTGAAACGAGTCAGGTCGAATGAGAGAACCAATTGATCCGAACGAGTCATTGAACTTGAGAGCACCAAACGAGATAAACGAGTCAGGACTTATGAGAGAACCAGGGGCTTGAAACGAGTCTATCGAGGCAAGAGAACCAGGGAGGTCAAACGAGTCAATCCGGAGAAGAGAACCAAGTTTTAAGAACGAGTCAATGACCAAGAAGAGAACCAAGGAATTAGAACGAGTCAGTGAGTACGAGAGAACCATTGAAAGTGAACGAGTCATGAGCAGCAAGAGAACCTTAAACGTAGAACGAGTCACGGCTTCGGAGAGAACCAGAGGAAGTAAACGAGTCACGACAGTTAATAGAAACAAGCGCGTCAAACGAGTCATTGTGAACAAGAGAACCAAGATAGGAAAACGAGTCATCAGTTAGGAGAGAACCACTTCGAAAGAACGAGTCAAAGCTTCCGAGAGAACCGATATATAAGAACGAGTCAGGCCAACCAAGAGAACCACATTACGCGAACGAGTCAAAGAGGTAGAGAGAACCACGAACGAAGAACGAGTCACTACCTTGAAGAGCACCAACCCATAACAACGAATCAAATATCGGAGTAGAACCAACTGGCAAGAATGAGTCCTTTGACCAGAGAGAGCCATAACTCATGAACGAATCAGGAAAATTGAGAGAGCCGTGTGTGCTGAATGAGTCAAAATGAGCAAGAGAACCATTAGAGCTAAACGAGTCAGATCACGCAAGAGAACCACGTTACCAAAACGTTTTATAACAAGGAGTAAGAAATGACTAGAGAAGAATTACGTGATGAGTTTGCTAAAGCTGCCATCACAGGAATACTCGCGGGAAAGTGGGGGCAGATGCCACAGTACAAACCAGAAGAAGCGTTTGCAGATTTTGCATACCGCGTAGCAGATGAAATGATTAAACGGAGAAGTAAACATGTCGATGATGAATCTAAATAAACCCGCAGAAACGGAAACACAACCTATATTTGTTTTACACAACTTCCCTTACTACCCGCATTACAGCGACAAACATAAATGGGTTGGACCGGGACATTGGAAAAAGCGGGTGGAGTACACCACAACCGAGTTGGCTGCATTAGGTGCACGTCTTACGACGATGCAGTTATGGAAACGATCATGGACGAATGAGGTGAAGGGATGGAAGATTTTATAGTTTGGATGGGTGGGTTCCTTGTTGGTTTCTTAGTCGGTGTCATCAGAGGGCGGCGCAGCATTGTGCGCGAGGCACAAGAATTGGTTGCTGAAGCTATTATGGAAATTAGAAAGGGGCACAAGGTATGAACGATCCCGTAAACCATCCTAAGCATTACACCGAGCACCCTAGCGGTGTGGAGTGCATCGAGATTACCGAGCACATGAATTTTTGTGTGGGTAACGCTATAAAATATTTGTGGCGAGCTGGCCTGAAAGGTGAGCAGGTTGAGGACTTGCGTAAAGCACGTTGGTATATCGACCGCGAGATTGCACGAATACTAAACAACGCAGGGGAAAAAGAATGAGCCCTGATTATAAGTTCGCCATGCTTGCCGCATGGCTTGAGGGTTACGCCGAAGGCTTGCCTGATTACTGTACTGCTGAGAAGTTCAAGATAAAGGAGGCAGCAGAACTGCTGATGGAAGTGTACGAGCAGCGTATGAAGGAGAAAGAAACATGGAAACAACATGCGGGGGATCGAGCATGAGTGAAAACAAAACAGCAAAGACACCAACAGATGGTGGGGCAGCGTTTCCCGTCGCACATTCGTACCTAATCCAATCAGGCATGTCCCTGCGTGATTACTTTGCAGGGAAGGCGATGCAAGCACTGGCGCAGCCTGGGAATTATTTTGATGCAACCGCGAAGCAGGCTTACATGATTGCAGACGCGATGCTGAAAGCGAGGGATCGATGAGCAGAAAAGCTATGCAGGTGGCGCTTGAGGCGTTGGAGAGTGATCCAATAAGTCATGCTGGGCTTGTGACCGTATTATCGTCCGGTAAAGGTACGGGTTGCGGGTACACAAACATTAATGAAAACTGGACACATCTTTACAACGCACCACAAAAGCGTGAATGGGTTGGGCTGACGGATGAGGACATGGAAGCACTTTTCTTGAATGAGGACGGTGTGAGGTTTGCCCGATACATCGAAGCCAAGCTGCGGGAGAAGAATCATGGATAGAGAAGACATCATCCGCATGGCGCGAGAGGCTGGGCTTGGTGACACCGGTGTGCGAGGAGCCTTCATTTTCTTTCAACCTGGAACAAATGGGCTTGAACGCTTCGCTACCCTTGTCGCCGCTGCCGAGCGTGAGGCGTGTGCTTCCATTTGTTTTCAAGAGGGGCCGTCAATAGACGGGGAGCTGATCGCGGAAGCCATACGAGCAAGGGGAAACACATGAGCAGAAAAGCTATGCAGGTGGCGCTAGAAGCGCTGGAGTTGTACCAAAGCAAAAGCAGCGTTCAAATGTTTGACGATGCCGTTAAAGCCCTGCGCCAAGCACTGGAGACAGAGCAAGAACCGGTGTGTTGGACTGTTGCCGATGGATGGGTTTATGCCAACGACACGAGCCAAATTGGTACTTCAAAGGAAGTTAATTGGCAGACCCTCTACACCGCCCCACAAAAGCGTGAATGGGTTGGGCTGACGGATGAGGAGATTGATGACTTGAGTTATCTATTCCAGAAAATCGACGAAAGTAATGAAACGTGGTTTGATCGTTTGGGTTTTGCCCGTGCCGTTGAGCAAGCCTTGAAGGAGAAGAATCATGGACATTGAGCAGATTAGAGTACGGATTATGTCCGAAGCCTACGACCTTGCGGACCGAGGCGATCACGAGGGGTACAACGCCATCAAGGTGATGTGCGGTGATGTGTTGGAATCAATAGCTGCTGTCGTCGCTGCTGAGCGTGAAGAGTGTGCGAAGGTGTGTGATGTGCTTGCTGTACATCCTGAATATGCGTCAGACATTACAAAGGTGGCCGCGCAAGCAATCCGAGCAAGGGGAGACAGATGAAATTCAGAAAAAAGCCCGTGGTCATCGAGGCCACACAATGGTTCAAACACGGCGACCATCCGATGGTGAAAAAACGCATGATTGGGGACGGCATCAGCGACAAGTGGATTGAATCCGACACGGGCTGGATTGACACACTTGAAGGCGGTCACATCGTCACCCCCGGCGATTGGATCATCACAGGCGTGAAGGGCGAACACTACCCGTGCAAGCCCGACATCTTTGACATGACCTATGAAAGGGTGGAAGCAAGGGGGGAGAAATGAGTGGCGATCACAACATGCACCAGAAAAATAAAGGCAGTAAGAAAGGACTGTTCGATGACGTACCCCTTGTTAACCCCGAACGAGACAAAGCGTGGGGGGCATTCATCAAGCGTAAAGATGTTAAAGCAATGATGAAACACAAAGAAGATTTCAAGTTTCCGCTCGATGGGTCATATGACCTGTGGTGTATCGCTTGGGAGAAGGCTTGGCATGAAGGTTTTGTTGAAGGTTGGAAAGCAGCAGGAGGAAAAACCCGTGAACCCTGATACAAAAGTTCTTATCAAAGACACGGGGGAGGTGGGATACTTTATTAAGGAAGATGGTGACTTTTACTACCTGCGGATACCCCAGACAGATTGGCCGTTCCCTGTATACGCATACGTTAATAAAAAACGAGTTAAACGGTTGAAGGTCAATAAAGAACCAACCAATATAGAGGAAGCACCTTTTTAGGAGAAGATGAAATGAGTGACCACGAAGGTTTAGCTATTGGGCATTCAATGGCAGAAGTAGCCGCAGACAATGCAGGGGAAGCATGGAGGGCTGAAGCTTATGCAGCGTTCAGAAAACATGCCATACATAACCTAATCTTTACTACCGAAGATGTCCGTAGGGCTAACGAAGACATGCCCCGCCCACCAGACACACGGGCTTGGGGGGCTATTGCACGTCGCGCTATTAGAGACAACATCATAGAATTTTTTACTTTAATGCACTCAACAAACAGATCAACACACGGGCGATTAATTACAAAATGGCGCTCAACTATATACAGGGGCAAGGATGAATCTAATAACAATTGATTTTGAAACTTATTACAGTCGCGAATACTCACTATCCAAAATGACGACGGAGGAGTACATACGCAGTCCGTTCTTTGAAGTCATCGGTGTAGCGGTTAAGGTAAACGACAACCAGACGGAGTGGGCAAGTGGGACACACGAACAGCTCAAGGCTTGGCTTCATACATTCAACTGGCAGGACAGTCTTGGGCTTGCTCACAATGCTATGTTTGACGGTGCCATTCTTAATTGGGTGTTTGATCTGCGTCCTAAGTTGTGGCTTGACACTTTATCTATGGCGAGGGCTCTGCACGGTGTCGAGGTGGGTGGCTCGCTGAAAGCTTTAGCCGAACGTCATAACGCCGGAGTCAAAGGCGATGAGGTCATCAACGCGATAGGTTTAAGAAGGATAGACTTTTCAGAAAGTCAGCTCGCTGCCTACGGGGACTACTGTATCAACGATGTTGATATTACCCATACATTATTTAACCGGATGTGGGTGGGCAGAAGTTTTCCGAAGAAAGAAATCCAGCTTATTGATCTGACCCTGCGTATGTTCACCGAGCCTACGCTACGCTTGGATAAAGATCTTTTACAGCAGCATCTTGATGACGTTCGCCTGCGAAAGGAAAAATTGTTAACGGATGCGAACATCAACAAAGAAGATCTGATGAGCAACCCGAAGTTTGCAGAGGTGTTGCGGTCATTCGGTGTCGAGCCCCCGATGAAAGAGAGCCCTGCCACGGGGCAACCCACGTTTGCATTTGCGAAGAACGACGAAGATTTCAAGGCATTGATGGAACACCCTGACGAGCGAGTGCAAGCAGCGGTGGCTGCGAGAATCGGGGCGAAGTCTACCTTGGAGGAGACGCGGACGGAGCGGTTTATCGGGATCGCTGAGCGTGGACTGATGCCAGTTCCCCTGAAATATTATGCTGCCCACACGGGTCGGTGGGGCGGGTCGGACAACCTGAACCTGCAAAATTTACCGAGTCGAGGCGCAGACGCAGGGAAGCTTAAGAAAGCAATCCTCGCACCGGAAGGGTTCAAGATTATCGATGCCGATTCTTCACAGATTGAGGCAAGGGTGCTTGCATGGTTGGCTGAGCAGAACGATCTGGTGGAAGCTTTTGCCAAGAAGGAAGATGTTTATAAGAAGATGGCAAGTGCGATCTACGGGGTGCCTGAAGATCAAGTCACCAAAGAGCAGCGGTTTGTCGGCAAGACTACAATTCTCGGTGCCGGATACGGCATGGGTGCTATCAAGTTTCAGGCGCAGCTAAAGACGATGGGTGCTGAGGTGGAGCTTGATGAATGTCGTCGGATCATTCAGGTGTATCGGGACACCAACCCACAAATTGTTTATCTGTGGCAGCAAGCGCAGGTCATGCTCGCAAGTATGGTTAACAATGAAGTCGCACCGCTTGGACGTAAAGGTGTGTTAACGGTGGTGCCTAGACATAAGGCGATTAAACTGCCTAGTGGGTTGATGATGCGCTATGACGAGTTATCGTACAGTGAGACTGACAAGGGGTTGCAGTTCGCATATAAAACCCGCAAAGGCATCGTGAAGATTTACGGTGGTAAAGTAATCGAGAACGTCTGCCAAGCTATCGCTCGGTGCATCATTGGTGAACAGATGCTGCGGATCTCCCGCAAGTACCGAGTGGTGATGACGGTGCATGATGCGATTGCATGTGTGGTGCCTGAAGCTGAGGTCGCAGAGGGCGTGGCGTTTGTTGAAGAGTGTATGCGGTGGACCCCTGAATGGGCTAACGGTTTACCGATTAATTGTGAATCAGGATATGGGGATAGTTATGGTGATTGCTGATTTGAATGATCATGTTGTACCGATGATAGAAGCTGAGAAAGAACTGAAGTTGGTGAAAGCCGAACTACTTGAAAACAATTATATAAAAGCGTATGGTCATATCCTCACAGCCTTGGTAGCCCTGCGTCATGCAAGAGATCTTATCGCAACAAAATCAAAAGATTCCTCCGTGGAGTTTCAGCAGCATCAAACTGTACGATCAGTGCCCGAGGAAATACTTTCATCTGAGGGTAGCCAAGGACATAACGGAGCCCTCAACGGAAGCTCTGCTTTACGGGTCAAGGTTTCATGAAGCGGCAGAGTTATACATCCGTGACGGCACACCCATGCCGGAATACTTCATGTTTGCCAAAGATGCGTTAGATCGACTCAATGCCATCAAAGGTGAAAAGCTTTGCGAATATAAGATGGGTATCACGGCGGACCTGGAACCCTGTTCGTTTACCGATAAAAATGTTTGGTGGCGTGGGGTTGTGGATCTGGCGATCCTGGATCGAGAAAACGGGAAGGCGTATGTCGTTGACTACAAGACCGGGAAGTCTGCACGGTATGCTGACAAGGATCAGTTAGAACTTATGGCGCTTGCAATCTTTAAGCACTTCCCCGAGATCACTAAGATCAATGCAGGGTTGCTGTTTGTGGTGTGTAACGCGCTTGTGAAAGAAAAATATAGCGTGGATCAGCAGGACACGGCATGGGAAAAATGGATGGGTGAGTACGACAAGCTGACCCAAAGTTACGCAGATAATGTGTGGAACCCGAAGCCAAGCGGACTGTGCAGGAACCACTGTGCTGTGCTAAGTTGCCCCCACAACGGACGGAACTGACCATGCCATACGTTAACAAATCACGACCTTATAAGAAAGAATACCAACAGCAGGTTGCCCGTGGCGAACTTGATGAGCGCATGGAACGGCAACGTGCACGTCGCGCCGTGGATAAGACCGGAGCTGACAACAACAAGAACGGCAAAGCCGACCGCCGTGAAGGTAAAGACATCGCGCACAAGGTTGCGTTGAGTAAAGGTGGCAGTAACAAAGACGGCTACAGTATCGCGCCGCCGTCCAAGAACCGATCATTCCGTAGGGATGCCAAGAGCAGACTTGTATCAGAAACAAGCAAACGCGAACGTAAGTAAAGTAGTAAGCAGTAACAAGTTCTAGCTGTACATAACAAAGAGCATTGTGGACACCCACTTTGCTCGATAGTTTATTTGGAGAAACGAATGCAGATCATCGAGAACAAAGCTTTACTGCTGAGCTTAAGCAAGCCGCAGCGGGTGTTGCAGGTCATACCAAAATCTAAGCTGTTAGATGATAACCGTGTCCTAGTGCGGTGGGGGTACGAGGAAGCCAAGGTACTGAAGAACCTGCGCATCCGAAACGTGCCATCACCCATTCTGCGGGACTACGGCTGGCCCGGACGCTACCGACCCTTCGCACACCAGAAGACCACGGCATCATTCCTCACCCTCAATCAGAAGGCTTTCTGCTTTAACGAGCAGGGTACAGGCAAAACAGGCTCGGTCATCTGGGCAGCAGACTACTTGATGAAGCTTGGTGTGATTAGCCGAGTACTTGTTATCTGCCCACTATCCATTATGGATTCGGCGTGGCGAGGTGACTTGTTTAAGTTTGCTATGCACCGCAGCGTTGACATCGCTTACGGGTCATCGGATAAGCGCAGAAAAATTATTCAGAGTGATTCCGGATTTATCATCATCAATTACGACGGCGTGGAGATCGTGGCCGACGCGATTGCACAGGGTGGCTTTGACCTGATTGTGGTGGACGAGGCTAACGCTTACAAGAATGCACAGACCAAACGGTGGAAGGTGCTCAACAAACTTGTTACCGCGAAGACGTGGCTTTGGATGCTGACAGGCACACCCGCAGCACAGTCTCCTACCGATGCTTATGGGATCGCCAAGCTAGTCAACCCGGAGGGTGTACCTAAGTTTTTCACGAGCTTTAAAGATCGTGTGATGTACAAAGTTACCCAATTTAAATGGGTACCCAAACCTACGGCAACTGACATTGTTTTTAACGCGTTACAACCTGCAATACGTTATACGAAAGAGGAATGCCTAGATCTACCCGACATGATTTATACCGAGCGGGATGTAGAGCTTACCCCACAGCAGCGCAAGTATTACGACCTTATGCGTAAACAGTTCGTTGTTCAGGCGGCAGGGGAAGAGGTTACCGCAGTCAATGCAGCTATCAGCATCAACAAGCTGCTACAGATCTCATGTGGTGCGGTGTACTCAGACAGCGGGGAAGTCATTTCATTCGACATCAAGAACCGTTACAAAGTTCTAACCGAGACCATTGACCAGACTAACAATAAGATTCTAGTGTTCGTACCCTTCAAACACACCATACGAATTTTAAAAGATGCACTGATAAACGACGGACACAGTGTTGAAGTGATTGACGGTGACGTGCCCGCGCAGAAACGAGCCGATATTTTTCGTAAGTTTCAGACTGAGGATACACCCCGTATCCTGTTGATCCAACCGCAAGCCGCAGCGCATGGTGTAACGTTGACAGCCGCTGATACGATTGTGTGGTGGGGGCCGACCCCATCGTTGGAGATCTATGCACAGGCTAATGCACGAGCACACCGTGCAGGGCAGAAGCATCCGGTAACCGTTGTCAGGTTGCAGGGGAGCCGTGCAGAGAAACATCTGTATGACATGTTAGATAAAAGAATTGACAGTCACGAACAATTAGTTGATCTTTACAAAAATCTACTTGACATAGATAAAAAAGCGCAGTAAAGTACGCGCATAACTAGATTCTGTACTACTTGGAGAAATGAAAATGAGTAATGATGAGACTACTGTCCCCATCGATAAGCTAGTTCGCACCTACCGGCGTATCTACGAGAAGCGTCAAGAGCTTCGTACCACATTTGAGGAAGAGGAAGGCAAGCTGAATTCCAAACTTGGCATGGTTAAATCGGCGCTGCTTCAGCACCTCAAAACAATTGGCGCAGACAGTGTGCGTACCCCCGAGGGTTTGATCTACCGCACATTGAAATCCACGTACTGGACAAACGATTGGGAGTCCATGAACGAGTTTATCCTTGAGCACCAAGCGCCGTGGCTGCTCGAAAAGCGCATCCACCAAGGGAACCTAAAAAAATTCTTGGAGGAAAACCCCGAAGTTCTGCCCCCCGGCTTGAACGTTGATAGTGAATACTCAGTCACCGTGAGGAAAAAATGACCGAAACAGCTTTAGAACCCTATGTTTCATTGGAAGATGTGGCAAAGTATTTTGCTGTGTCAGCATCCACAGTTCGCATTTGGACGAGAAAAAACAAAGTGCCACACATTCGTGCAGGAGGTGTATTTCGTTATAAGTTATCTGAAGTAGAGAAGTCGTTACGTGAGGCTGACAAGAAGCCTGAAGTAGATCCCCGTCAGATGTCGTTTAATTTCGACCCTGATTCTGATGTTTAACCTTGGAGAAACAGATGAGTGAAGTAGCATTGTTCAAAGGCGGTTTGCCTTCTTATTTAAAGAACGTTCAAGACGATACAACAAAAGCCCTTGCCGGGAGCGATGGGGGTGGTGCAAAGCGCATCTCCATCAAAGGCAGCGTGTTCCGTATGATGTCAGGTGGTAAAGAGGTTGCGGTTAACGAAGACCGCGCCATGAATATCATCATCATTAAAGCTGCGCCGAACGTCGCACGTACCTACTATGGTGGCGTGTACGTTGAAGGTGAGATCACCGCACCTAAATGCTGGTCATCGAATGGCTTGAAACCTGATGCAGATGCCAACGAGCGCCAATCTGAGAGCTGTGCAAATTGCCCGCAGAATGCTAAAGGTTCTGGGCAGGGCGAAAGCCGTGCTTGCCGTTACTCGCAAAACTTGGCGGTTCTGTTGGAGAACGATACGCAGGGTGACATCTTCAGGCTTACGCTTCCTGCCACATCAATCTTTGGTGAAGGCGAAACCAACAAGATGCCATTGCAGCGTTACGCAAAACATCTTCAGGCGCACGGCGTCCCCGTCAGTGGTGTTGTTACTGAAATGCGTTTTGATACGGCAAGCCCCACGCCCAAGCTGATCTTCAAACCTGTGCGCCACGTATCAGAGCAAGAGTTCGACGTTATTAATGAGCGCAAAGACTCACCGGAAGCTGAAGCCGCTATCAAGCTTTCGTTGGGCAAAGCAGATACAGCGAAGAAACCCGCGCTGATTGCTGCACCTGTAGTAGCTGCTCCCGCAGTTGAACCCGAGGAGCCAAAGAAAGTAACTAAGAAACCTGCTGAAAATGCAACGGACTTGGCAGCTTTGGTAAACGAGTTTGACGACGAGTAATTTGTAGTCTACGGGCGACTAGATCGACGGATCGAAAAGGCTCCGCGCCGCAGGGAGTCCTGTCGCCCTATCTTTTTTCTGCGGGGGAAGCGGCTATGGACACAAAAACATTCTTGGAAACAGTCCTTGCACGGAGGGGTTTCTTTTGCAGCTTCTCAGCAAAAGGGATAAAGGCAAGGGATGGTAAAAAACAAACTTTCTTGGATACTGTTGATGAGCTTATAACTTATACAGCCAAACTCAGTGATGATGGATGGGATACTTACTTTGCATTAGGCCGGTTCCCCGACAAAGGCTCGCGTGAAGCAGATGCCCACCCTTGGATGCGTAGTCTGTTTATGGATGTTGACTGCGGACCCACTAAGCCATACCCTGACCAACAGCAAGGTGCAGTAGCCCTAAGAAAATTTATAACAGATGCAGGTCTGCCTAAACCTATCCTAGTGAGTTCGGGCCGGGGCATCCATGCGTATTGGCCTTTTGCTGAGGAAGTTGAGCGGGATACTTGGCAACCTGTAGCCAATAAACTTCTTAGTCTAACCAGACTTCACGGGTTTAGCGTTGACCCATCGATCACTGCCAATGCAGCGTCGGTGTTACGAGTTCCCGGCACCAACCATTACAAAGATGACCCACCGAAAACGGTAAAGATTTTTTATATTCCTGATTACGTCACTGCCGGTAACCTGCCTCAGTTTGATGAGTTACGAGAGATGATCGGGGAAGAGCAGGTGCGCCCAAAGATGACGCGCACTGCGGTGATGGACCCTGTTACTCAAGCCTTGATCGGTAACTACAGAAACAGCTTCAAAATAATTTTACAGAAGTCGGCACAAGGTAAAGGTTGTGCTCAGCTTGCTCACATCATTGAACATCAAGAGACAATGAGTGAACCCAAATGGCGAGCCGCGTTATCAATTGCAGTACATACCATAGAAGCTGAGAAAGCAATTCATATGGTGTCACGTCGGCACCCTGAATATGACCCTATAGAAACTGAAGACAAGGCATACCGTATCAAGGGACCGTTTTTGTGTGAGACCTTCGAGAAAGAGAACCCCGGATTCTGCGAAGGGTGCATACACAAAGGTAAGATCAAGTCCCCCATCAGCATCGGGCGTATTGTGCAAGAAGCTACTGCCGAAGATAACGTTATCACTGTCCCGCCATCCACTGCATCGGTCTCGGTGTTGCCAACTACGTATCACATACCCCCATACCCTAAGCCTTACTTTAGGGGGAGAAGCGGTGGGGTGTTTAAGCGAGTAATAAAAGATGGGGAGACACTTGAAGTCCCTGTCTATCATAACGATATATATGTCATACGCAGATTGCATGACAAGGATTCAGGAGACACATTGATTGTGCGTCTGCATTTACCCCAAGATGGGGTTCGTGATTTTGCAATACCTACATCAAACGTTACTTCACGCGAGGAGCTACGCAAGACACTCGCGGCACGGGGCGTGTTGGTGCCAAAGATTAATGACCTTATGGATTACTTTATCAAGTGGTCCGATACGTTACAACTTTCAGAAAAGGCAGATAACGTGCGAAAACAATTTGGTTGGGTTGATGACAAGCGCATGGATGCGTTTGTGGTTGGTACAAAAGTTATTTACGGTGATCGTGTGGAGTACAACCCACCGTCAACCAAGACAAACAAGATCATTGACGAGTTTAGAGAAGAAGGTACGCTTGATGGTTGGATTGAAACCATGAAGTTTTACGAACAACCCAAGATGCAAATGCACCAATTCGTAATCGGTCTTGGCTTTGGTGGGTTTCTCTTCCCCTTCGTTAAACCTCTGTACGGTGCGGTGTTTCACATTTATAGCGAAGAGTCGGGGCTAGGTAAGACGACTAGTGCAATCGGCATGGCAAGTATCTGGGGCAACCCGGAAGAAATTGTGCTCAAAGAAAACGACACAATGGCAAGCCGTTACCTACGCATGGAAGTGCACAAAAACATCCCCATCGTGTTTGATGAAATTACAGACGCAAAACCGGAAGAGCTAGGGGCAATGGCTTACTCGGTCCCGATGGGTAAGCAGCGTAACCGCATGGGACCACAAGGTAATGTTGAGCGGGAGCGTGGTGATACATGGGGGTTGCCTGTCATTACAACAGGTAACGTCAGTTGGCATGAGCGGTTGAGTATTGCGAAGGCACGACCCTCGGCAGAAGCACTGCGTGTGCTTGAAGTGCAAGCTGAAAGAGTTTTTGCAGAGAATGATGAAGCTAGCAAAGAGCTGACGGATAAACTGTCTCGCGATCAGGTGAAAAACTTTGGTGTGGTTGCTGTACCGCTTGTGCAATACGCCATCAATAATATGGCTGCGCTACGTGAGTTGTTTACCCAAATTCAATTGCAGTTAGATAAGAGCGCGAAGCTTGCACAACCAGAGCGGTACTACTCAGTCTTGGGTGCCTTTGGAATCTTAGGTCTCATCATAGGACGAAAGTTGGGGTTCATTAATTACAACGTAGAAGAAGTTTTTGAGTGGATCGTTGATAAAGTAAAAAATGCCAAGGGTTCTGTGCTGCGATATAAGACTGACCCTGAAGCTGTTATCAATGACTACCTTGCTGCCAACTGGAACAACATCCTGCGTATCAAGAGCACTGAAGATGCGCGTAACCTTCCTGACTCTTTAGAGCATCTAGTCATACCAGACAGCACCCCCCGCATTTCGTTAATTGCACGGTATGAGTACGACAAGAAAGAGCTGTTCTTGATGATCGAGCCGTTTAAAGATTGGTGCGTCAAACGGCAAATAAACTTTGAAAACCTAATTAACAACTTGCGCCGAGGCAAGTCGAAGGCACAGTACGTATCAAAGCGCATGGGTAAAGGCACTCGCATGAACCTGCCATCGATCAGGGTACTATACTTAGACGCGTCGGGGTGGATACATGAAGAAACCGAAACCCCTACAGCCGTATCATAGGACAGCCTATTACCTGAACACAATTGATCCAGACGGGTTAATTATCTTTCTGGATCTGGACAACTTTGAAGTCGGCATGTCGATGTTCATTCCGGCACTGAACTTAGCCGAGGCAAAAAGACAGGTAAAGATGTTGGCGAAAGACAAGGATTGGAAGGTAGTCTTTGCCGACCGGATTGAGGGGAGTAGATTGGGGATACGCTTTTGGAGATTGCTGTGATACTATCCGCTGCGAGATGTCTCCTATCTCATTCTTCTCCAAGAATTTACCCCCGGCTGGTCCGGGGGATTTTTTCAGTCCTCTAGCTCCGCAGCATCTTTACGAAGCTCATCCTCAAGGGCACGACTGAACAGCACTCCGTGATACATACGCTCCGTTGACTTGGCGTGTTGCGCCAGCGAGCGTTGGATAGTTTTGTCCAAACCATCCGGGAAAAGTCCCTTATGCTTATCACCTAATTTCTTTAGCTCTTCCTTGGCTTCTTGCATACCGTCGGCATCACCGACACGCGAAGCCACATAGTATTTCCGCAGGTTGTTTGTTTTCTCTTCATTGACCCGACGGTCAATACCTTTCTCTCGTGCGTTTATTTCTAGTTGCTTGGTGAGATCGGCTGGTGCAAACCCGAAGAATTGTCCGAGGACATTCCCTGCACTGACATCATCAACGATAGGATCACCCCGCACAGTTTTGGCAGTGCCTTCACTGAGGAATCGGGTGGCTTTCATCATATTGCCGAGCGACGTGGGTAGCATAGCTTCCACACCACGATACATCTCGCCCTCTTTCATCAGGTTGTAGCCACGCTCTAACTTACTTACGGAACCTACGACCGGACCGCCTAACATCTCAGCAGCGCGAACAAGTAACGTCTTATCCTGTTCGTTGAGTACATCCCGCACAATTAAATCATTGAAGCCCATCCGTGCAGCGACATCGACGTTGAAGATATAGTTAAACGCACCTTTGTATGCAAGCTCGCCCATGTACTTGCGGGTCTGAATCTCAAGCGTGTCTTCCTTGTCGTCATCATCTGCAAGGGTAGCGGCATACACCATCGCAGCAAGACCAAAGAACGGTAGTCCCTGTACACCAGCAAAAAGTGCTGCCATACCATACAGACCAGCGATCTGCATCTTTGCCTGATCTCGTACGTTCTTGTCTTGATGTCTTAATAATTCGTTCGCAGTTTTGAACAGCATGTAGTACATCGACACGCCGTAACGCTTAAACATAAACACGACACGACCGATATTGCCTTGCGCGATACGAGGGGCAGCACCTGCGGAAGTACCACCGTTGGTAAGCTTGGTGGTATAGATTGCATAATTAGCAGCCTCTTCTTCTGCGGCTTTACCTGTACGTCCTTCTTTCTTTAGACGTGCAAGCTCCAACTCGTAGGCGGCTATCATCGAAACCTGACGGTTCATCCGTTCGCCGTGGTGAAACATCGCACCTGTTACGGCGTTGACTTTGCCTGATACCGACGTGCCTTCGTTGGCCTCCAACGTATCGTAAAGCTGTGAACTGTTAAGCATCCCACGATCAGACGCCATCTCTGCAAGTGTCTTCAAATGCTTAAATTCTGCGGGGGTGTTGGGGTCATCAAAATTCAGGTTGCCCAAGTTAGGCATAGCCTTCATTTTGTACTTGGCTTTAACAGGTTTACCGTTCTCGTCAATGTAATCAACTTCACGCTCGGTGTTAAAACCTGTTTTAGCGTAAGTAGTGTAGGCACGCTGGATAGCTTGCCGTGCCTGATCGTATCCATATTTACCACCAAGAATAGGCAGTACAACCAACGGCACCTGGGATAAGTTAATGATGGCTGACGAGAGGTTTAACCCCAAGGTCATGTTAAAGCCGAAACTTGTAAGCAGCCTAGACCAATCCGAAACTTGCGGGTCGGTAATCACTTTGACACGCTTGCCAAGTTCTTCAAGGTACTCCTGCGCTAGTGCAGTCTTCTCAGGATCTTCTGCTTTCCCACGCTCGGACTTAACCGACTCAGCCATCTTCGCCAAAAGATCTTGCATCTTGGCACCGTAGCGCATGTTGGCAATCTGACGAGCAAGACTAAACGACTTCGTGCGTAACGCACCAATCGCATCTTCATCAAACCCAAGCCGATCTTCACGCGCTTGGAACGACTGAGCAAACGCAGTCTCAGGCAGTGAGTTTAAGAACAACCGCACGATTTCTTCTTCAGCATCCTTATAACGTTTGAGACTTTCGGCATCGCCTTTCGTGGGGCGGTTGATCTCAAGCGTTTTGATCACACCGTTAATAAACGATGTGCTTGGTGCACGGGAGAAAACTTTAAACTGATCCAGATTTGAGAACTCCTCAAATTCCTTGAACCCTTTCTTACCTAACGCTTCTATAGCTTTGTTGCGCTCAAAGCGATTCTCATAGGCAGACACATAGTGCTCGCCTTTGGCATCAGCGTATGACAACCAGTAAGCACCTTTACGAGTGAGTGGGAAGTAAGGATCGATGCCACCCCGTGCTGTGATCTTCGCCCAGATGTCTTTCTTAATAGAGTCGGCACGAGCTTTATCGGGGATCAGCGTGTTGATGCGGTCCTCAATACTGTCGAGCAATTCTTTATACAACCGACCGTAGGTATCCCGCATCTGCATGTAAAGCTGCTTACCTTCAGGGTCAAGTTTGTTAAACGCTTTATTGAGTGTGTCCCAAGCTTTGAGGGCTTCTGCATCACCTTTATAAGTGTCCCTCGCTTTAGTCGGATCGACTCGTGCGAGTGTGCTGCCGTAGATGACTTTGTTAAACAGCTTGGTCATCACCTCACCGTTTTTCTTAGACCACTTCTCGGCTGCGGCAATCAGAGGCTCAGTGTTTTTGAGCATCTTAAATTCATAACCACTGCGCTGATCTAATAACAAGTCAAGCTTCTTCACACCGGGAAGGTACTTCTCGGCAACCTCAACAAACGCTTCAAGCGGAAGCGAAGACAGGATGGTGGAGCGAGCAAACTTAGGCAGAGTGCCTGATAAAAACTCATTAACGGCGATAGCGATTTTAGACAGCGTAGTGTTTGGCCCCCTAGCTACAGCCTTCTCGGTCAAGCTGTCCAGATACTTTATAAAGAAGTTGGGGTTCGTAGTAGCTTGCATCATCAACCGCGCACCGTCCCGACTTGCAGGAGCAGGGGAGATGATCTGCGAAATCAGCTCATCGGCAACATCCATCGCAGACTTAACTTCAAACGGTCGGGCTTCCATGCCCATCAAGCGGCGAACAAAGTTTGTAATAGTATTTACAAACCGACTCCACGCAGACACGGGTCTGCCATCTTTGACGTTAATACGAATAGCGGCAAGTTGTGCTTGGAAGTCCGGGTTGGAGAAAGCTTCGGCAACAAACTCATCCAATGACTGCGTACCGTAAGCATCACCAAGCTGATCCTTTACTGCGTCAAACAATGACTGAAGTTGTTTGGTAACAGGGTGTGACTTGTTAGCCAGTATGTGTGATGTGGCAGCGTGAACTGCTTCGTGCAGGGCAACGTGGTTGTTAAGCCCGATCTCGCTATCCAAATAAATCGTATCAGTTTTAGGATCGTAATAACCAGCAGCGGGCCGTCCGTTTTCTTTCAACCCATCAACAACTTTTACCTTAGTCTTCAGGTTACCAGCAAGCAGTGCGTTGGCAATCTTGCCAATCATCTCACCCTGTACAGCCATAAGGCGTAGCGCAGTCGGCAGATCACCGGAACGAAGCGCACCTTCCATCGCAGGGTGCAGTGGCTTGGTGAGTGGGGAGACTGCATCAGAGTTAAGGAAGTAATTGGCGCTGTCAGAATCAGTGGGAGTAGCAACAAACCCACCCGAAACACCTAATGGCTTAAGCCCACTAACTTTAACTTTAGAAAGACTTTCAATACGATTCTTAGCCCGTTCCATTTGAGCCAATACATCGTCAATCTCGGCATTAGTTACGTCAGCTTTACCCTTAGCTTTTGATTGTGCAACACGCTCTGCATCCAACGCATCTGATAATAACTTTACAAACTTATCGGAAGTAGCCGCAGCGCGTCTTGTCGAAAGCATTTGGTCGGCAAGCTTACGTCTAACTGTATCGCTTAAATTATTTCTAACCCACTGCACAGCCAACTTAGCGTTCTCCGCGTTCATGCCTTTGAGGAACTCACTTTCAATCGGGTGCGTGTCTTCTACAGATCTAGCTCGTGGGGTGTTATTGGCAATATCCCACGCCATCATGTACAAACCATCAACAAGCCGTTTCATCTTGTTGAAGTAGATTCGCGCAGCCGTGCCTGTTTCGGTTGTGGCATTCCGGCGTATTAACCTAACTCGCTCCTGATCATTTTCAGTGCCAACTTCTTTAGGCTCATACGCTAAGAAACCATCTTCAATGGTTTTAAGAAATACACCAAGCTCTTTCTCTGCTTCAGTGCGTTTCTGCCCACGCTCAGTTTTTACCTTGCTGAGTTGACCTTGTAGGGTGCGATCTTCGGTGGGTTCTCCAGTGGCTGGCTCTGCCACTTTTTTTCTTTCAGTAGTCTTTGCTGCTCCCTCTTCTTTTGCTTGCTGGGTTTCGGTGGGCGTAACGGCACTGGGGGTTTCCTTTTTGGGTTTGGTTTTTTCCTCGGGTTGTTTCTCTTCAGTTTTTTCTGGTGCTTTTTGTTCTTCCTTCACTGCACCCTGTGCTGGCTTCTCTCCTCGTACAGGTTGGTCAGTAGCTGGCTCAGCGCGTTCCACTCTAGCGTCGACAGATGGCTCAGCTCTTCCGGTGGGTACTCCTCTGTCGGGTCGGCCAGAAACTGGAACGCTCTCTCCACTTGTTGTAACGGTAGGTTCAGTAACATCTTGTGCCCCTTTCGTTGTTACTTTTGCTGCTTTTGAGGGTTTGCCAGTGGGAGTAAACATCTCCATCTGGCGTTTATCTTTTGTAGTAACAGGTTCTTCAGTTACAGTTTCTGACGGCTGTGCCTGCGAGCCTGGGGGCACCATTTCTAAATCAGGAATTGTTAACTGCCCCGTACGATCCCTAGCACGGCTTGGCTCAACAGCAAGCTCAACATCTCGTCTACCTTCAGGTTCTTTAGGTATACCCTCAAGCTCAACGTCACGCTTCTCGCCTTCTGCGGCTCTGCGCTTAAGCTCCTGTTTATAGGATCGCAAGAAAAACTGCTCAGCAGGAGTGACAGATTCACCTGCTTGCATACGGGCTTCAATATCATCAGCACGTTGCTTGGCAAGTTGCGTAGTGAAGAACTCTTGCTGGAGGGGTGTAAGTTCACCTTCGGTGATCGGTGCCTGTTCACGCTGTCCGGTCCGTTCGGCTCGCTTCGGCTCCACAGGGGGTGTGCCCATCTCAATAGGCAGGTACAACGATTGTTGATCTGTGAGCGGCAAGCTCGACAACATAGCGTCTGCGGCTTTGGCTTTATCTTGTGCAGCTTGTGAACGACTTGGGTTTTCCGCACGTTCCCGCAAGAAAGCCCGAAACTCAGACATGGTGTCGGGGTCGGCAAGATCTCTACCTACAAACTGCTTATACGGTGCCGAGCCTCTACCCACACCAGCTTCGGCTAAGAATGATTGGGTAATTGGGATCGAAGTAATTTCTGGGATGGGAGTTGCCTCTGTCCGACCTCCGGGGGTTTCCGGGAAAAGCTCACGTTGACCTAACCGCTGCGGTGCATACTTTTCTTGGAACTGTCGCTCTTCATCTGCGGCTGCGGTTTGTTTTTTGCTTAGTTCATAAAGCGCAACATCCCGTGGGGTAAACAGCACCGTACCATCTTCTGTAATGATAGGGCTAAACTGTTTGAATTCGGGTTTAGGAAGTTGTAGTGGTGCTGCGGGTGTGGGCGGTTCTTCTTGTTCAACACGACCTTCAAATCTAGGAACGGGCAACGCCTCACCTAGTGCACGGGGTTCTTCTTTACGCCTACCGTACTTTTCTTCAAGTTCTTGCTCTTCTAATCGTTTCCGATAATCGTCAACTTCCTGTTGGGTAAATGCAAGTGTGCCGTCAGGGAAAACAACGGGTTGGAATTCACCTTGTGCGTACGACTTCTTTACACTAGCGTCATACCCCAACATCAAAATCTGTTCACGCTCTTCAGGGGTCTTAGCTGCCTCAAGACGACGTGCAATCTCTGCATCAATCTGTGCCTGATCAGCGCGTTTACCCCGAGCGGCTTCAACTGCTGCACCGGGAGCGCCAAACACACCACCTGCAATGCCACCTTTCAGGCCCGACGTGATCATCCGATCAACGTTCTCAGGATCAAAGAATTCTTTCTTACTACCCGCAATCTGCTCGGCTAAGATCGATATGCTTTCTTGTGCGGATTCAGTCAGACCTTCCTTAGCTGCAAGGCTAGGAATAGAAACAGCAAGACGGGATGCCATACTCTTAGCAGCGGGGAGCGTTGACTGTTCTAACATTTCCTTAGTCAGTAACGCCTTACCTGTTGACCCAAGCTGCTTGGCAATCTGTTCTGGCAAAAACGAATCCAGCGCAGCAAACGGCACACCCAAGGTAAGTGCAAGAACCGGTTCAAGCTTGCCTGTCTCTTCTTCAACACTCTGGAAGATCTCACCCGATGCCAACCCATACGCCCCGCCGCGCACACCTGTTTTAAATCCTGTCTCAGCACCCTCACGAGCTGCCGTAGGTGCGAGGCGACGTGTGGCAGTTTCTGCTAACGCTCTAACATCTTGCGGACCAGCAGCCATCGCAGCTTCACGAGAAGCCAAACGCTTGGCAATTTGTTCCCCCGCTTCAGCCGCACCACGCTGTGCGATACGCCTACCGACTACCGACCCAACACCACCGGGAACAAGCAAAGAAGCAAGATCAACAGCACCTTCACCCAGTGTTTCAGCAACAAATCCTGGAACATCGCCTACCCCACGAATATCTTTATAGGATCGAAACGCTGTGGGGGATTCACGCTCAGCCGCTTCCCGCTTGGCTTTGGCTTCAGCCATCTGCTCACGGGCGTAGTCTTCAAACCCAAACGCACTACCGAAAAGCGCAGGTGCAACATCGGTAACAAGACTGCCCAACCCAGAAAGCGTTCGCTTAGCACCCCCGGTAATTTTTTGAGTAGTGCTTAAGTCACGAGGGTCAAATTCAATCTGAGGTGCTTGAGCTTCAGCATACTCAACCCTACGCCTAATTTCCGCTTCCGGCATGTTGTCGGGAAAGCGGATCGGACCATAACCACGAACTTGTACGACAGGCATTTCGTACCTCTATCTAGAAGGCGGGGCGGGAAGTACACCATAGTTTAGTGGTTTATTTAGACGGCCTCGCAATTCTGCGTCCATTGCTTGTTCAACAACTGCCAAAGCTGCACCATGACCTCGTTGATTTTTAGCTTCTTTTTCCCCGAGTCTTAGTATTTTGGCAGCTTCAGGATTAATTGCTTCTACCGCAGCAATCACCGCTGGGCTATAGGGATTTGAATATTTAGCAGCAACAGTGTCATAAATTTTAGCTTGGACCGCAGAAGGGAATGCTTCAGTATCTTTTGGTGGTTTGATTAACGCAAAAGCTTCACGAGGAGATACCCCCATCAACGTAGCTAATTCTTGTACGCTTTTCATTAGCTCAGAGGGTTTGTTTGCTTGCAGTGCTGCTTGGGCATCAGCCCTGTATTTCTCTATATCAAACTGATTTCTAGCTCTCACCGCTTCAAGTTCAGCTTGATTTCGCGCTCTGTTTTCCTCGCCCAGTAAATCAGTAGCTGCTTTTGCTCTACCTTTTTGTTCTTCCGTCGCTTGCTGTAACAGGGAAGCGATACCAGTAGATTGCGCTTCCAAACCCTTAGCCATAAGAGTAGCCCGATCTTTGGCACGGACATCAGCTTCTTTGCGAACCTTATCAGCCTCAGCCATCTGCCCCCGTTCTTCAAGCAGATCAGCCTTGGCGTTGAGTTCTCGGATCTCAGCTCGTTTAACGTTAGCTTCACGCATACGCTTTCTGTGCTCAGCATCAGTTTCGGCAGCGCCCGCACCGAGTGCTCCAAATAACCCACCCAGACGTACACCTTTTAGATCAACAGGTAAACGTTTTAACCCCGCACTAAGTCGCTCTTGGAATGTAGGTTCTTCACCCTGCATGGCGGCTATCATTTCTTCTTGCCGTGTACCACGATCTTTTGTATACCTGCCATACTGCTCGGCCATTTCAGCTTTCCGGGCATCCATTAGCTCTTTAGCTTGTTTTTCAGAAAGAATCCCTTCTTTATAAGCATTAGCTATCTCTTGCATTTTTGCGTCGTACTTACCGGCGTACAGAGATTGCTCAGGGGAACGTGCAATATAAGGACTCAAGCGTTCCATATCGCTTTCTAAGCTAGAACGTACACCTAACGAAGCTACTCCGGGCAATGCAGGGGAACTAGGTGTTTTTCCGCCAGAAGGTTTTTTATCGTCTTTCTTCCCCCTATCAGACTCAACTCTGGTTGGAAGTTCTGTCACATCATCGCGTGTATCTACGGTACTAGACCTAGCTCCAGCCCCTTCCGCACGCCGTAAAAACTCCCCAAGCGAAATAGGTTCGCCTGTTATGGGGTCTATCTTTTTACCGCCACGGGAAAACGGTTTGGCGATTAACTCACTAAGAGAAGAAGCAGGTTCATCTGTAACTTCTGCTAATTCATCCCAAGATTTCCCACCTAGCTTTACAGCACTAGAACTAAGTCCGTTATAACCTTTGACCCCACCCCCACCGCTAAACACAATACCACCATCCATTGCAGTAAAAACATCTTGTGGAAGTGGTAGCGTACTCACCCCCATTGTGTCTCGCATCTGAGCATTTCTAGCTTGCTGCGCCATCTGATCTATAAGCGCAGCTTTAACCCCAAGCTGCTGCTCTTTTTGCTGCAAAGTTTGCAGGGCTTGTTGGATCTGCATATCTTTCTGTTGAAAGATCGTTGAGTCGCTTACTTTGTTATTCATAGCTTGTTGGCGTTGATTAGCCGCACCCATAGCTCCGCGAGCATTTAAAGCTTCTGCGGCTGCACCCATTGGTCCCGGTGTGACTTGACCTGTAGGTTGTGGGGGACGACCCGCTGCGTAATTTTGTAGTTGGGATGTAGGCACTTTTTGAAGTGCCGCTTGAACTTGCGGTCCGTCGGGTGGAAATGGAATTGGCATTTTTTACCCCCTAGCTACGGTTTAGTAGATGTTTTGGTTGTACCACCTACCCCCATTACATTACTAAGGCCGAGCATAGAAATGATAGCTTCAGTTACAGGGCTAACCCCGGTATCCCCAGCTTTAATTGGCAGGCCAGAAAGAAGTTGACTCTGATACATAAGTTCACGGTAAGGATCAAGGTAAGTATCTCGCCCTTGTTGATACTCAAATGTACGTTGTGCTTCAGCAGCACGTTGCGCTGAATCAAGTTCTCTAAGTGCCTGTTCCGCAGCAAACTGATCGCCTCTAGCTTGAGCTTCTTCTGCACGTTGTTGAAGTTCACGAGCGCGTTGGTCATATTCCGCAGTAGTTTTACCAACATCAAGTCCGTATTGAGCGCCAAACTGTTTGGATTTCTCAGTCAATCCTTGAGCTTCCAGACCTAATTTTGCAGCAATTTCAGCAGAAGAAAGCGCTTGTTGCCCGCCAACTTGTCTAGCTTTTTCGGATTCAATACCTGCGGTAAGCTTTCTTTTCTGCTCCTCTTCAAAAGCTTTTTGGGCGTTTTCAAACGCGCTTGCTTGCCCTTTACTGTAAATATCGCCCACTTGCGTAGCCTGATTACGCAAACGTTCAGCTTCCATAAGTCCAAAACGAGCGCCACCAAACGCACCACCCTGCGTAGCTTTTGCAGCGTTAGCTAGCCCAGCAATTTCAGATTGACGTTTAGCCTCGCGGACTGCGGGGTCAACTACCCCAGACATATAAGGATTCATGTACTGCTGCTGCGCGGTAGCGTCAAAAGTTCCAGTACCGGCAGTAATAGGTGATGCCGTGTAAATGTTGCTAGGTGTGCTAAACCCAGACGAAAACTGAGTAGATTGATAATTTTCAGCAGGTGCAGTAAATGTAGAAGGAACAGTCTGGGCGGTATAAGTATTTCCAACCGCACCACCATCTACATACCTTTCAGGCATGAGTGACATCAACCCACCACGCGCAGCTTTTTTGTCTGAAGCAAACGAATAATTAAAAGGTGTAAAGGATTTAAGGGTGTCTTGGTTATCTCCAAGTCTTTTACCCCGCGTATAAGCTAAATCACTTAAAGCCCCTGCGGTTTCTTGCCCATAAGTATCCCCAAACTTCATAGGTCTGTAATTAGGATCTTCGCGTAGGGCATTAAGCGCCGACATGTTTTGCATCATCTGCTGTACATACGGACCATAAAACTCACGTAGCCCCGACTCACCTTGCACAGGCACACTTTTACCTGTGATGTCAGGCTCATCAACAAATGTACGGGTTATTGTTTTAGTTCCCCCAGTATCAATTAGGTTCCCAGTATTAGTTAAACCCCCAGTATCTACAACCCCTGCTTTATTCCCAGTATCTACGACCCCTGCATTACCTCCACCGGTAATATTTTCAATTGCATCTTCGTAGCTTAATTCTAGGTTAGTGTCTTTTCCTGTCAGATAATCAATAAGATCTTGATTTAATCCAATAGATTTACCATAGGCAGCTAACTCCGCAGCTTTTGAGCTTTCATCACCAGAGGCTACAAATCTTTGATCAGCAGTATTTAAAGCGAGCTGTCGTGCCAACGGGTCAGAAAATAAAAGCTGTTCCGTAGCAGATACGTTTCTATCACCAAGTTTATTAAGTAGCGCAGTTGTAGCTGCATCTAAACCTATATCTTTACGTAGCTCTTGCAAGTTATACGGAGAAAAAGCGGGAGCTTTTGCGTCATCCCCGCCAAGCGCATACTGAATAGCTTCAGGCGACAACCCTAAATTTCTACCGTAAGTTTCAAGTTGCTCTTTTGTAGCAGACCCTTTACCTAACTGCCCTCTTGCAGCAGTACGTAAATCATTTAGAAGCTTTGTATATTCAGCTTGCGCTCCTTGCTTATATTTCCCAATGCCAAGCTGTTCAGCCATATCAATTGTTTTTTGCTGTTCTGCGGCTGCGCGTACGTCCGCAGCTTTAAAATCCGGGTCAGTAGCAAATATAGAAAGAGGAGATCGTTCTTTATAAGGAGCAGTCCAATCGTATGCGGAACCAAGCTCGCCTTTAGCAATAGCATTAAAATCAATCCCTTGATCTGATTTAGTGCCAGCGTAAAGCTGTCCGGGTTTATAGTTAACACCAGCGGCTTCAAGTTTTTGACCTAGCGAACCGATATTGCTCAGATCAATACCAAACTCACTAGCATTCTTGTAAAGGTCTTGAGCTGTAAAAACACTGCTACGTAATGGTCGGCCTTGCGCGTCATAATACGTTAGGTTTTTAACTTTATTGTTTTCATCAAGCTCCACCCCTACACCAGCGCCGCTGGATGGGTCACGATAAACAAGATCGCCTAAACGATCATACCAATCATCGTCTGAAATTCTTCTAGCAGTGGGTATTGAGGCTCTAAGTGCTTTAGTGTAATCAGAATCAGCCATAATTACCTCGGCATAAATTTGTCAGGGTTAATCTGTTTACCCTGTTTGGGGTTGCCCGTTCGTGCAGCGCGGATACGATCCATCATTTCGTAAAGGCGTTTCGCACCAGCGTTAGAGTTACCATTACCAAGATGACTAACAACATCAGCGGGAATAACAAACTCGCCATCACTGAGCGCAGCAGGTCGCTTACCGTCAATGTTTGCCGAGACTTTATCAGCCATTCCGTCTGAGTGTCCATCGAGGTATCGTGGCGGTAGTGCACGTCCCCCCCGCGCCATATCCAGTGACCCAATGCCACCTCCTGTTGCTGCACGACGATAAGTTACCCCATCCGTTTTTCCACTACGATGTGCGGTTACAGTAGGAGAACTTTTAGGCGACCACCCCTTAGCTGCTTCTCTAGCTCTTTGGGCATCATCATATGCCATTTTTGCTATTGCGAGCATGGCTGCATATTTGGCTGCATCGCTAGCGGTAATGTCTGTTCCTAGTATCCCTTTTTTATCGGTAGTTTTAGTAGCGTCACTGCCAATTTTATTAAGGTCTTTTGTTGTGTACCCTGCCGTAGTAATATCACCTTCCCCAACGGGTATTTTATTTGCCGCTGCTGAAGCAGTATCCGACAAAGTTGTATCAGACCCTAATAAGTTTTTTAACAAACTCCCAGTTTCTGCATCCCCCGTTTCCGATACAAACGCATCAACAATAGAGTTAAGTTCCGCAGGGGTATATAGATTTTTAAATTCTAGTAGCGTAGAAGCAGAGACTTGAACATCGTCCGGGTCACCTACAAGACTACGTGACGCTACTTGAAAAGGATTTTCAATTGCTGGGTTGTTAAAATTAACAAAAACATCATCGGGCATTTCTACAGCCCCCGGTCCGGCATCAAGCGACCCGAAATCTTCAATACTCATCATGGTCCTCCCGGCTTACGCCGCGCTGCAATTAGCGGGGCAGCAAAATTTAAAAACTTCATCATAGCGGCTTGCTGTTTAGGCTCGATTCCCGCAGCTTGCCCAGCTTGATTTAACCCATAGTTAATTGCAGCACCTTTTACTGCTTGTCCAACATCAAAAGGTCGACCCGTAGCAGCAGAAGTAAGTGCAGAAGTTGCTAACGATTTAGCAGGTGTATATAGCGAACCAAGCCCTTTATCCAGTCCTGACATTGCGCCAAGCTCACCAACCCCTGCGCCTATACCGCCAGAGATTGCGCCAGACTTAAAGCCTTTAGAGAAATCGCCGCCCATTGCCTTTGATAAGCCGCCCTGTAAAACCCCAGACGCTAGAGCATTAGCACCAATATTTGCAGCTACCTGCGGTATGCCAAGAGAAGCTATGCCACTTGCCACTCCTCCCGTGACGTTACCTAAAAGCGCACCTGCCCCACCAAAAGGCATAGCAAGTAAAGACCCAATTTTTAAGGCGGTAGCCACATTCGCAGCATCAGGATGCTCGCCTTTGTAATACTTCGGATCACCGACAGGAATAAGTTTGTCACCTTTGGGGATGTAGGCTTGCGCCATGCGCTCGCGGCTTTCGCCCCCCGTTTTACCGCCCATAAACAACACAACATTGCCAGAATTAAGTTCTTCTGGCGTAAGGGAATCTAGCTCTACTTCAACAGGATTGCCTTTATCATCCTTTTTGTAAGCTTTGGTAAATGTAGATTTATGCTCTAACTGCTCACCAAACTTCTCCCGCATCAGATCGCTAGCGGTTTTTGCTCTTTCTTCCTGCCCTACTACGTTACTTAATTCTTCCCCAGTACCATAAATATCAACGTTCTTCTTACCAAAATCTTTTAACCCCGCAAATGGATTAACCAACGCTTCCCCCGCAGTCCAGCCCGTGTCAGACTTTGCACCCTTGGGTGTAGCACCGTATTGCGTAGCTCGGCCTGACAAATACTCATCAAGCGCTTTCTGCTGCTGAAAACTTTGCAGTTTAGCAAGGGCAGCTTGCTGCTCAGGAGTCAGGGTTTTAGTAGAAGTGCTCATTTAGTCAGGTAACGCAGATACGAAAGACATCGTAGCAATAACAGACGGTGTTGCAGGGCGAGTAGGCGAAGAGGCAGCAGGGAGGTGCTCAATCAACACATTAGTATCGTCAGTATGCCAGTAAAGTTCTACGTAGTCACTCGCTTGCATAGGCAGAAACAAATTTAACGCTGCAATAAGATGCCCGTCTGTACCACCATGACTGTTAGGAACCGAAAACTTTGAATTGCTATTATCAAGGTTAGTGCCGTTAATCGCCGCCCAAACATCAACATCATGAATCTGAGTATCTGTATTAGCAAACTGAATACTAAATTGTAAGTTGTAAACCCCAGGATACGTAACAGTCATTCTAGACCCACTAACTAGATACACGCTGTCCACAATATCAGCAACATCAAACGTTATCGCATATGCTG